TTATAAGCGTTTCATGTAACGAATTCCCCATTTCACAATCTCTCCAGCAACGTATCTTTTTTGCTCGTTTTCTGAGCCTAAATATCTTGCCGATGGAAAATCAGATCTTGTGATAATGTTGTTCGCTGTAAAATTATAGGATTTATTGATATAGATCGCAATATCCCCAATAGTCATGAGATTTTTGCTATTTTCAGTGAAAGCAGCGAACGCCGCCATTTTTGCGGCCTTAACAATTTCTTCTTCTGCTTTTTTTGATAGAGTGATTTGTTCCATAAAACCTCCATGTAAAATAAAAGCCGCACTTCCTTGTGCGGCTTATCTTGATTTACTTATTCATCTTCCGGCGGTGGTGGAAGTGGTTGCCAATGGGTAACGCCCCAAGCATCCCATCCATCATATTCATGAAAAATTCCAATCTCAGGCTCTTCATATCCGTCGCCCCATACCAATACTGGTTTTGATTGCTCGCCAACGAATGGAGGCATTCGCTCACTACATTTAAGCCATCTGCTCATATCACACCACCAAACAAAACGCTTTCCACGCCACGCCAAAAAATAAGTCTATTCCAGCTCCAGCCATCGCAATGACGAAAGCGCCAGTTAATAGATATAATATCCATTCTATAAATCCTTTCATTCTCGGTCTCCGCTTTGTTTAATTGTTACAATGTAATTTACTTCTCCAACTTTGCCATCGTCTATCCACTTAATAACAGGCTCGGGAGTGATTTTTAAAACACCTCCTAATCTATCATTGAGTGCGGCTTGTTCTGCTTGAAGTTTTTTTCGGATAGCGAACCAACTAGCAAAATCAGGCAAAAAACGTTTAAATTGTTCTTCTGTTAGCTGTAAAAAATCCATAACAGTTTTAAACTCATAAACTTTCTCACTCATACTTACTCCATCATACTCTTCATAAAATCAAGCCATTTTTGAGCATCTTTTCTTGTGCGGAAAGATTGACCATTGCTAGCTATCTGCACTGAAGATTCGCTGTACTTAGAATGATATAGGTTATAAGCCACTTTACCGTCCGAAATGTAAAAATAACCGTTAGATTCTTCTGGACAAAACGGCTTAGGTAAATCTTCAATGCTAATCTTTGGCTCTTCCCACATTGCGATTATGTCAGATGCATTATCAATGCCATCTTTATATGCTCTTCCATTTATATTCCAAAACATATAAGGGACTTCAATTATGTTACTCGCTTTAACAATATAGCCGCATAATGGGAATTTGATTTCTCTACCATTATCATAAACATAGCAATCAGGCATTTTATAACCAATGTAAGCCTTTTTTCCGTTTCTCAACATCACAGGCTCGCCATTTAAAGCCGCATCTAAGTTAAATTCTTTCATTTTCTTTCTCCATTAAAATAAAAGGCGCTCACTTGGAACGCCTATTGGATTTGTTAAATATTGATTTACTGCTTTGTATATATCCACTATTAATCCAAGTGGAATGTTCGATCTTTCATTGTATGATTTTGAGAAGTGTTGAAAGCCGATTTCAGGCTTTAACTTTTGATCATGTCTTAATCCAAGCCTTATATTGCTTTTAAACCTTGTCGGCTTACGCAGTGGATAGTTATAGCAATGATAGTGAGCCAGGTTATCAAACGGAATTTTAAAATTTAAAATATTGTCTATGTAATGCCAAATCTTGCTGCTTGCCGGATTTTCTATTACATAAACTTTCGGATTGTAACGTTTGATAATCTCTATCGTGTTGTAAATACAAAGCTCACCATTAATGCGGTTCAGGAAAGAGCGGTCATATTTGAATTTTACGTGCGGTAAATCATAATCCGCACGACTTCTAACCGTGAATTTTGATAGCTCACGATTGACTGCGCCAGTTTCCTGTTTCCAGCTTGCATTGCCTCCCCACATTGCACTTGCAACCGACCAACTCTCGCAAGGTGGACTAGCTATAATCAAATCGGGTTTAGGCAGCTTATCAAGCTCATCAAATAGCTTGTTATCGCCAAACATACGACTATAATCAGCTAAATTAAGATTAATAAAATGGTTATTTTTACTCTCAATATCTATGCCGATAGGGTATATTTTGACTGACCGACTGACCGACTGACCGACTGACCGACTGACCGACTGACCGACTGACCGACTGACCGACTGACCGACTGACTGACTGACCGACTGACTGACTGATTAAATAGCTCTGCACCTTGCGTATAGCAACCATTGCCACTATCGAATAATGCCCAAACAATCATATCAATCACCCGCTTTATGGTTTACCTTTGCCATATTAACCACTGGCAAAACATCAACCAAAGGTCTTTGCGTGCTTGTTTCTTGCGGAGCATCAAAATAGTGTTTTGCCCACTTGATAAACTCAGCAACAACATCAGTATTCGGTACATCTTGCAATGCTAATTCTGAGATATTGATAATGTCATTTCTCATTTCAGCGCCGAATAATATCCAATTTTCTTTAACATCATTGATTGCTAGTTCTATTGCGGATTCATTGTTGCTATTCATTCTTACATAGAAATAGCAAACGAAAATATCTGCCAATCGAGAATAGCGAATGCCAACTTTAATTTCATTCATTCTCACGCCCTCCGCACTTTAAAATTCCACCTTTTAAGATACCTTGTTTCCAATCTTCACTTGGTTTGTAAAGCCCACCGGCAAGAGTGAAATAATTTGCGGCATCAATATAATGATCGGCATGACTTGAATCTCCATTCAAGATTCTCACTTGTTTTGCATTAGCCATTGTTAAACCATAAAATTTAACATTGCTAATTGTGCCAGCTAACCATTTTTCGACAACTGGGCGCATTAACTGCGCAAAATCTTGCGCACCCTTTTCAAAATCGCCATGCGTATTTTTTCGCTCTTCTAGAATTTCTTCTGCTGTTTTCATAGTGCAACCTTAAATCCATTAAATTCAACTGATAGCTCATTCAACAAGCCTGAAAGCACGTTGGCCATTAAAATAAAATCAGCGTAAAAGCGTTTGCCAATTTCTTCTTTTGGAATATCATCATTTTGCTCTGTGATACGATCATCAAATTTCAATCGTTTTAGTGTTCCATCATCACGCAAAACAAATTTGAGATTGTTTTCCCATTCAAGTGCGAGTTTTGATACAAGCCCTGATTGCGCAAGCTCCACAATATCTTCATCGAGCAATGATTTATTTTTGCAACTGATTACGCCAAGATCGTTTTTCTCACGAATTTCAGCCTCTTCTAATAAAATTAGCCAATTAGGCTCTTTATCTGCAATCCACTCAGTCATAACCTCGCAAGGCGCTGTATTAAAGCTGAGTGGAATAACTGGAAGTGATCCTAGTGATTTACGCAATAGTGCTAGAGCATCTTCAGCGATTTTTGATGATGCTGCATCAACGTAAATCAGTTTTGTTTTTAAATCGATGAAAAGTGCGGTAAATTTAAACTTGGAAAATGCCTGAGAGGTTAGCGATGCAACAACATCATCTCTCAATGATAGGCGCTCTGTTTTCTTCAATTTTCGCTGTTCTTTTTCTTCAAGCGCTGCAATTCGGATATTTAGTTCACGGTTGATTACATCTACCGGCAAAATCTTTTCTTCACGTTTAGCTATTAGCAAGACTTTGTTATCTGCAAAATAGGCTAAATCACCATTTGTTTCTAACGGTGCAGTCCAGCCGAATCGACTAATCTCAGACGGTTCGCACGGTGTAAACTGGCATTCTTTTAGTTTTGATTCGATTTCACCGAAGTCAATATTCTTTGTTAGGCGATAAATGATCGCATTTTTAAACCAATACATAGTCACTCTCCTTGTTTTTTGTACTTATCTAGATAAGAAACATCGGCTATGGTTGCCGGTAGTTTTATTTTATTTTTTGGCAAGCTATCTAATAGTTGTTTCTCCCATTGAGGAAACATTGTTAAGAATGTTTTGTCAGTATCGACTGATAAAATTGTTTCTTTAAGTTGTTTTAAATCAATTTCAATTTGATGGATTTCTTTTTGAGTGTTTCCCACTAACTCTTTGAATCTTTCGCTTTTGTAAAAATCTGAATCAACAAAGAGGCTATATGTGCAATTTTGTAATCTACATCCTACGTGTGAGGCAAAAGTTAATCGCTATCCTTGCATTTGCTTTAAAACCCCTTTATAGAATTTAACAAATTTTTGATCTTGCTCCTTATCAATATCTACTTGCAATTCTTCTGCAAACTGTCTTGCTTTTTTTATGTTTAAAGTATTCACAATTTTAAAATAAATCACTTCTTTAACTTGCTTGCTTAACTTCATTTTACCCTTCCTTGTAAATTTAAAGGCCACTATCTAGCGGCCTTATTTTTGTTAGTGTAGTTGATTAACTCACGGATTTTCTCACGCACAAGCTCCAAAGCCTTTTCTAAGCTACGTTCTTTCTCGTGTAATTCCGCTAATTCGTGTTCTACTTGTTCTTTATTCATTATTTATCGCCTTTTCACATATTTACCACGCAACTTTATAATCACGCCATTAATCACTAAGTTATAACTAACCATTTCTTTATCCTAAAAGAAAACCGCCTTATTTGGCGGTCTCAATCATTTTTAACACTCGGCTTTTACTTTCTTTTACAGAGTAAGCTAATCTGCCTTTGGTTGTAATAAAAGTCACATCGTTGATAATATCAATGCTTTCAATCTCATCAATACTAAAATCGATTGGAGTGTTTTTATATGATGTTAAAGTTATTTTCTTGGTCATAGCTCACCCCTAGAATTCAGAATGGGATATTGTCATCAAAAGCATCCACTGGCGGCTCAGATTGTTGAGGTTTAGATTGTGTTTTTTGTTGTTTATCTTGCTGTTTAGACGGTTGATTTTGTGCTACATCTTGGTTTCGACCGCCTAGCATTTGAAAGTTATCGCATTGGATTTCAGTGGAGTAACGATCTTGACCGTTATTGTCTTGCCATTTGCGAGTTTTTAATCTTCCCTCAACATACACTTGCGATCCTTTATGTAGATATTGAGCGGCGATCTCAGCTAATTTTCGATAAATAACAATGCGATGCCATTCTGTTTGAGTTTTTTTCTCTCCAGTGTTTTTATCCGTCCAGCTTTCACTTGTTGCCACACTGATATTTGCAATCATCTCACCGTTTGGCATTGTGCGGATTTCAGGGTCATTGCCTAAATTACCCACAATGATTACTTTATTGATTCCAGCCATATTTACTCCATAGATTTATATGCTTTTAATGTTTTGATAAATGCGGGTATTTCTTTGTCAAACGCTGCCATTAATTTTTCATCTCGCTCAACCGTAAACAGATAAAACGGTTGTTTTTGATATTCAGGGCAATAACTCACAAAATCCCATGTTTTATATCCTGTCACCCACAAATTTGCTTGCACTTGGATAACATATTCAGACGGCACGCCACCATTGATGATGTATTGAATATGCGTACTCATTTTCGGGCATTTGATCTCAAGCCCTTTTTTGAGTTCGGGGATCAATCCATCAGGACTAACCATCAATTCTTTTTTCTCATTTAGATATACGCCGCCAACTTGCTTGACGGCATTTCCAGTAAGAAATTCATAGGCAGAGCGGGCAAGCGGCTCAAGCTGATTGCCTCGCTCCATAAAAGCTGATTTATATCCGCTATCCTGTAAACCAAGGATGCTTTCTTCAATCAGCTCAGACATATATTTGATTTGCGAGCTTGATTTTTTACCTGTTGGCGTAACAATATTCTCGATTCCTGTTGCAGTCGGGATACCAAGTCTTGCTATTAGCCATTCTTCAGTTCCTTGCTCGCAATCAAGTGTTATTAGTCTGTCTATCATAAGGGAATATCCTTATCATTACGTTCATCTTTGGCTTGCTGCTCATTTAGCTTACTAAGCAATCTATTAATTGCGTGTTCAGCATTTGATTTTGTGATTTTTTCAATGCTTGGCACATTGCCAGCCGCCGCCAACAATCCCGCAAGATTTGAGCCTGTAACTTCAACCAAATTTTCAATTTCTTTGATTTGTTCAGGAGTGATCAATTCTACCGATTGAGTGTCAATCACCGTTGTTCCGTTATCAGGCGTTGTAGCACTATGCTGATTGATAGGCTCTTCATTTACTTCATCAGCAGTAATTACGCCACCTAATTCATCGGGGAATGCTTTGCGCAATGCGCCAGCCTCAGCGCATTTTGCTAATTGACCTCGAGGGCGTTTTCTCCACATAGAGTTCAATAATCCATCTCTTGTTGTTGCGCAAGCCTCGCTAAAATACTCAGTATGGGAAAATGCGCAACGTTCACCATTAATAAATCGATAGACTGTAACTCTGCACCATTCAGGAGCCTCTATACCTTTGAATGCGACCGTATTCCCAAAAACTGGCTCATCTTGCCCCGCCATTTGACCAGTACGAAATGCCGTAATGCGCTGTTCATAAATACCTGGCATAATGACATCTCGCCAAATTTTTCGATCATTTCCGTTATTATCTTTTTGACCGGATAGAGTGACTTGCATTGGCACGATATGACAAGGTTTTTTAAGAATATCTAACTTACGAGCCTTGCAATAATCTACGGCAAGCAAAATACTTTCATCCTTTGCGCCAGGGAAAACGCTATTTTGCAAAGTTGTCCAAACTGCGGTATCAATATTGCGTTCGGTTAGGGCTGTTTGAATGTTCGCCGGTAATGTATTCATTTTGTTGTTCCTTTAATTAACTTTCTTAAGTGTTACATTGTCACCGTATTGCTCTTTGATTTTACGAGCGAATGATACGGCATCGTTCAACGTTCCTGAGAATGCAATTCTTACTTCAAAATGCTCAACGGCATTGCCAGGCGACAATTCTTGTGCTTTTAACGTTTCACTTCCCATGTCTTTTTCTTTACAAGAAGATTGGACGGCTTGCGTTTCAGCTTTTACTTTTGTCTCTTCTTGCGCCTTAGCCTTAATTTCAGATTCACGCTTTTGCTCATCATCAATTCGTTGTTTGATGATTGGTGCTAAATCTTCTTCACTTGCAATTAACTTGATTGCATCAGGGAATAGATAGCTTGATTTAGCAGTTAGCTGCTCAAGGCGTTCAGTTAAGCGAGTGACTTCAATAGTGATCTCGCTAATGATTAGGGTTTTCTCAGCATTTACGGCTTTCGTTAAGCCTGAAATTGAGCTTTTGCGTTTTGCACTTTCTTCAATTCGGCTTGCGATTTTATGCTTTGGAATGTTCTCTTCTAGCGCAAGAGATACATCGCTTGTTTTCGCTAGTTTGTGGCGAATATCTGAGATTTCTGCAACCGCATCTTCTACGATCTTAGCTTTAATCTCAGATTCTTTAATTTTGACTAACTTATCTCGTGCCAATCGCTCTTGTCTAAAACGCTCGGCAATGCTTTCTGCTGTTTCAACGAGTTTTTTAATATCACCGCCAACGGCATTTTTGATAGCCAATCTTGTTTTATCTTCCAATTCTTTAAGGATTTTTACTTCTTCCTTTGCCGCCAAGAAGTCATCATCGGTTTCAAAATTGCTTGTTAGGGTAGAGATAAACGCATCCGCTTGTTTCTCAAAGTCTGCAATATTGGTTGTTAAAACTTTGCTTTCTGTTGATAGGATCAACTCAAATTTTTCTGTCATTTTTGTTTACCTTACATTTCAATATAACCACGTTTGTAATCTTCTTCTCTTTGCGCTATGCGATTTTCAGCAAGTTTTTTTACTGCCTCATCTCTCAATTCTTTAAGCGCTGAGTGATTACATAAGAAAATATTTAGCCAAGCATCATCGTTTTCCTCCATAAGCTCTGAAAACTCGCATAAAGTTTGGCTATCTCCACTTTTAATTTCTCTTTCTATATCGCTAATTTCATTTTGTACTGCACGCTCATAAGCCTCATATTGTTCTTGTGCTTTCTCATAAGCGGTAAAACTAGCAATTTCCCATTGGCGCTGTATCGTTTGCATTTGGAATACCTCTCAATATGTCAAAGTAAGAGCATAAATCCTCGTATTTAAATGTTCTTACCCAATGACCTCTGATTAATTTTTTGCCTCGAGGCTTGATTTGGCGATAATAAATCGCTCGCTCGATTGTGGTTGCGTGTACGCCAAAAAGACGATGAATCTCAGTAAGTTGAAATTCAGTTTGGCGCTCAGATTCAGGCTGTTGATTGCGCATTTCGTTGTACTCATCAAAGCGTTTTAAATAACGCATCTTAGCCTTTGAAATACGCTTAACTAATGTTGGCTTGGTTGCTAGTCCAGTTTTCGGTTTTAATCGTTTGGCGAGCTTATTATCGAGCCGTTCAGCCGTATTTGCTTTTAACTCTTCACGCTCTTTCTTTCTCGTTTCGGCAAGTTCTATTGACTGGTAATTTGATGATTTCCACCATACCTTGCCACCAACTCTTTCAACAACATACCAGCCACCTTTCGGATAAGGCTCAATCTTAATTTCTACTTTCGCTTTTCCCACGGTCTAATTCCTTTTGCTTGATATTTGTATAAGCCATAGCCTCTTGTTTTGCTGGCTCTGTTAAATTTGGTTGATATTGCCCGTTCTTGGCAATCCACTGTATGCGAGCTTGTTCACGCTCTAACGCAGTAGGCTCGCTTGCCTCTGCTGCAAGTGCTGTTAACATTGTCATAGCGACTAGGCAGATTGATAGGATAGTTGCAATTACGTAAGCAGTGTTTTTGATAAAAGTCTTGATTTTCATAGGTTTCACCTCGGATGGTCATGAAAATATTGGTTAAAAAAATCCCCTAGAGCCAGCTATAAGCAACTAGGGGTATAACCAATCTTAAAGGAGATATTTTTTATTATGCTATTGCTGTAACCAGCTAGAGCCGCTCTCGATTTCCATATCAATTTTCAAGAAGACTGGGCGATTCCATTCGCATTGTGAGAACGGCTTTAGCTGGTGGCTCTTTCGGGATTTGAACCCATTGCGTTTTTCTTAAAGTTAGCATTAAACTAATTTTTATCTTAGTGTTAAAAGTGTCGGTTTCCACAACCAACTCAACAAAGAGCCATTAAATACCTTTCTTTATACTTGCAAGGCTCAAGTCCCTTATTGTCTCTCACAACACTAAGGAATATAATTAAATCTCTCACAACACAATAAAGGATAAATTATGAAAAATAATATCTTAGTTACTTATGATTTAAATAAGTCTGGTCAGAATTACGATGCGCTCATTGAAAAAATTAAAACATTAGGCGCATGGGCAAAAGTCCAGCAATCTGTTTGGTATCTTCACACCCCTTATTCAGCTAATGAAGTTTTAGATCACCTAACCAAAGTGACTGATTTCAACGATTCTATTTTCGTTGCAAATATGAGCAACGCTTCTTGGATCGGATTACCTGCCGAAGTGCTGCAGTTTATTAGGGATCAGTGGCGGAAATAGATCCACAACTTTCAGACCCCGTATTTTTGCCGTAACGATTAATGCGTTCAAATGCGGAACAGCATCTATCGGCAATTAATGCAGGTTCTAAAAAACCGTTTTCAACTGCTCTTAATACAGCCCATTTGATTTGATCTTTATCTCTTTCAGATAGGCTGTTTTCTTGCTTTTCTTCCATTTCTAACCTCATTTGTTTTATGTTTGCCATTTCAAAGCATAAGTTTTAAGCCATCATGCTCGGCTAATTGTAAGATGTTAAAATCAAATCCGGGAAAGTGACTATTTCTTCTAACAATTCTTTAATGGTTTTTTCTATTGCAATAGAGCTTGAGTCTTCCTTTACTGGGTATTTTTGGTTTAAATCAACCTGTCCATAAAGGTTATCTCTTAAAATTTCCTCGCGCTCTTTTTCTGAATAAAACGCATGAAGAATTTCCTCAATGGTTCTGCCCGCGTAAATTTCAGTTTCTTCGTAAACCCAAAATGCTTTTTGCATTTCTCTCACGTCCTTAATTGCGTGATCAATGCACTCAATATCCCTGCTGTATCGCAAGGTATCAATGATACCCATAGTATCTACAGAGATTGAGTATTCTCCTGTATCAGCTTCTTTTGCCATGGTTGGTCTGTAATGATTAATGAATTTGATCCTCTTGGCTTGAGTAACCAAGTAATCATATTCGGATTTGGAAATCGTCACATATTCCATTTTTAACCTCGTTTGTTTTATGTTTGCCATTTCAAAGCACACTCAAGAACATTCCCTTCACCGTGCGCACTCATTAGATCGGTCTGTGTAGAATGCGCTTTGAATTGGTGCTGCGGGAGAGATTCGAACTCAACTATCCTCCGGTTATGAGCCGGTTGCTTTTACCTATTAAGCTACCGCAGCAGTTTACCGTCTCTCCGGTATGTCACGCACTTTTCGCCGCGTTTACGCTTTTATAAACCGATCCGTGGGCTTGTTTGCCGTTTCCCCGACCGTTCTCATATCCTCGAAGGATTGCTTAGAGATATAAACAGCGCTGCCCTTGATTCGCCAACCGCCTCTTTTCGGTTAACACGCGACACAGTTTTCTGCTTGGGGGTTACTCGACTTAAATCAGCCAATAATTTATATCCCGCATGAGTCCAGCAATTTTAAAGAGCAACTCAAAGTGTTTTGCTTTGATGTGGCTCATAATAATACAATATGTATTTTATGTAAATACTTTTTGTATTAAATTTTCATTAATTTAAATACATAAAGTATTAAATAGCTGATTTTTATATAGAAATTTTTGAAATTTTTTTTTGACTATTTGCTGAATTTGTGACCTAGATCACAGAAATTAGGTAGGGGAGAGGTAGGAGCGATGGATTTTGGGCAAAAGAAAACCGCTCAAATAGAGCGGTTTGTATTTTTTTCTAAGCCACAAGTTTCAGATTTTTAAAAATTTGGTAAATCTCTGGCTCTGGAAGTTGTTTTAATAGATGGTGAACCTTTTGAGCAGGATTAAGAGCAAGTAACTTGCTGGACAAATCAGCATAAAGACTCTCTAGTACATTGTTTCGATTCCATACTACTTTATAGTTTTTGTTATTTATTTTTTCTTCAATTTGGAGAAGATATTTTTCCTCATTATATGTATATTTCATTGAGTGGCGGCTTATAGCGTTTTGGTCTGATGAATCTATAAATGATACGATTACAAGTACGTGCCCATACTGTTTTTTTATATCTATAGAAGAATACTCGTTATCAAATATAGCTTCGGATAGCTCTGCTGGCTGAATTCCTTTTGCTATATTTAGGTTGATAATTTTATCTATTAGTGATTTTATTTCATTAGTGATGTGCATTTTTCAACATCCCCCTTAGTTCAACTATAATTGAATCAATTTCTCCGATTGATTTCTGTAGTGTAGCATTATCCCTACTGTCAACGCTACCAAATTTATTGTAAAGCTTGTTATTTATGTATATAACAATAATCCCGTCATTAGGCGTTTCTTTATTTATTCTCAGTAGTTTATTGAATTTATTGTACAAATTGTTACTTTTAGCGTCAATTCCTAGATCGCTTAGCAGATCTGCGGCCAAATTCTGAGCTTTGCTTGTTAAGATTTTACGCAATTCTTTTCTTGCTTGAGCTGGTCTCTTACTGACTAATACCTCATCAATTTCTTTATTTGCTTTTTGTTCTGCAGCTTGTTCGATTGCTTTTAAATATATCGGGTCCAGATCTTTAGGCAATCTTGCTGTTACTTGGCTTATTTCTTCTTGAATTTCTTTGCGTTTTTGCTCAAAGAGCTTGTTAAAATCGATATCATCTAAATATGAATCTTGAGTACTTAAATAGCTGCCCTCGGAAGATATTTCTGCAAGCTCAACTTTGCGTTTTTCATAGGCTTCATCGCTAATATGAACATCATAATCTCGGGACACTTGGAGCTTGGCCCGGTCAACTTCTTTTTGGAAAATATTCCACATTTTATTTAGTCCGGCTTGCTCATGGAATATAACAACGGCGTTATTGTCAATCTCAAAGGCTTTAATTTCATTATCAGGTATAACCCTAAGAACGCGCCCGATAATCTGAGCGAAAGCATTTATACTACGATAAGGTCTAAATAAAGCAAGAATGGTTAAATAGCGATGATCGTACCCTTCCATTAACATATTTACGGAAACCACAACATTGCATTGATGATTTTCAATTTTCATTAATGTTTCTTGTTGTTCTTCGTGTGACATATTACTATGGATGATAACTACACTCATGCCCTTATCTTTATACCATGCAGCAATATCTTCAGCGTGTTTTATACTACATCCAACAGCAAGAATTTTATGGGGGACTGTCGGTGATAATTCTTTTAAAGAATTAAACTGTTCAATACTCCTATCTATAACATCTAAAGAGCAATCTTTTGATAGAGAAACGCATTTTTCTATCCATTCTTGTTCTTTGAATTCAAGAACTTCTTCTAAAGTTAATTGCTTATTCGGGCTTTCAGGCAATGTGAAATATAATTCATGAGCGTTAACCGTCTCTTTTCTTAACAGTTTTACATATTTTGCACGCATTACTTCTGAAAGGGAGGTTTCATGTATTTTTTGACCCGGTAGCTCTTGATTGTCTCCTCGGTATGGAGTCCCTGTAACATGAAGCTTTTTAGCATTTGGAAAATATTCTAAGACCTTTTTCCAACTTTCAGCCGGTGCATGATGAGATTCATCAATAATAATCATGTCGAAAAAATCAGACGGAACACGGCTGATTAAGCTTGTTGCTCTCGAGGAAACTAATTTATGTATATTTGAAAAGATAATATGACTTTGTTTTAAGTGAGCATCCGAAACATCGGATTCATATTCTACTAGAACGGGCAAGTTATCAATACTAAATATAATGTCATAATTTACCCAAAAGTTATCTTGGAGTGCGTCTTGAGTCTTTTTAATACTATCTTTGGTTATCAGTCCTGGCGTAATAATTAATACACGACCATCACTTACATCGAAAGGAGCTATAGATATTAAACCAGACTTTCCTGTTCCCGTTGGTAAAACAACTAGAGCCTCGCCAGTAGGATTTTGTTGGAAATATTCTTTTATATTAATATAAGCCTCAATTTGTGGCGTTCTTAGTTTATTATTACCAACAATATTTACTGGCGTTGATTTAAAATAATGTGGTGTTTCATTCATATTTTTGTTCCTTAGGTTAGTTGTTATTAGATTGTGTCAACAAATCTTGAACGCTTTAAAATACCAGCAACATATTCAATTTGTAGTATTTGGCTATCTTCCAGTGTAAACGGGACATATTCTTGGTTAATGCTTGAGAAACGGAACTCCCCATCTTTATGATAGTTAAAAATTTTAATCATGTTGCGGCCGTCTATAGTTCGGATAAACACTTCGTCACCATTTGAATATTCTGTGTTTGGTTCAATTAAGACAAATTCTCCACTATATATGCGTGGCTCCATACTAGTGCCTTTTACTTTTAGACAATAAGCATCTGGATCGGGACTATGAATTTGTATGTATCCAATGTGAGTTTGTTCCATCTCAAAACAACCATCATTTCCCATGACCGCTTCTCCAACCACCTCTACAAATCCATTTCTAGGCAATCCAATAAATTGAGAATCAAGCTCTTCCAAAGACCCGTCAGAATTTAGGATTACTTTATCGGCACCAATAATATTTAAAATTTTTGCCACATCATCAAAGTTTGCCGATCTACGCTTTGTAAGCCAATGACCAACAGTACCTTGGGTTTTTCCTAGATCAGAAGCAATGTCTTCTTGCCGAAGATTTTTTTGCTTCATTTTCTCATTAATAAATTCATTCCACTCTTTTTTCATAGGTGACCTTTAAAAGTTTATTTCATTGGGAGAATTATTACATATTGTATTGATTACCGTGAAATACATATGGTATTGATTGTTTACATATAAAAATACATGATGTATTATTGTTTCTGTTAGTTTTAACAGGAGTAAGTATGAATCGAATTTCTGAATTTAGAAAAGCAGCAAACTTAACTCAAGTGGAACTTGCTCATCAATTAAACATGACACAAGGCGCTTTAGGGCATTACGAAGCAGGTAGACGAAATCTTAGCTTAAAGATTGCTCGAAAAATTGTATCTATTTTAAATCTGCGTGGTGTGGATTGTTCGCTTGATGATGTATTTCCAACCAAGAGTTAATGTACCAACCTTTACCCAAAAGAAAACCATAAAAAACGGAAAGAAATTATGGCAATGAAACAAACCATTATAGAGATGATTGAGAAAGTACCAGGTGGCAAAAGTGCGGTAGCCGGATTTCTCGGATTTTCGGAGGCGGAATTAAACAATCGGCTTTATCAGACGAAAGGGCAGCGATTCAAAAATGAAGAGTTAATCGCTATTCAGCTTGAATATGGCTGCACTGATTTTATCGATGAGCTTTGCCGAAATGCTGGTGGCCGTTTTGTAAAAGATACCGATGCAGACAATCTAGATGCGGTGGAAATGGCAAATATCCAACTACACGAATTATCAGCTAGAGGCATGCTTTTTGGCGTATTGGAAGATGCGTTAAAAGATGGCGAAATCACCCAAGGAGAAGAAGAGATTATTCGAAAATTATTAAACAAACATTTAGCAGCGACACAACACTCAATCGAGAGTGTTATTGCGCTAAATAAACGTAAATAAAAAACCACGGCGGCAACCGTGGCAATTTAGGAAAAAATTAACATGGAAAATATTAATCAAAACGAGACGACAAGTCAAACACAATCAGCACAGATTTTAAAGGCGCTCAAAAACGGAGAGAGATTAACGCACTTAGACGCAGAAAAGCGCTTTAACTGCTTACGTCTTGGCGCTCGTATCTATGACCTTAAAAAGCGCGGTCACAATATCATCAGCAAAATGATTACCGTGCCAAGCGGAAAACGTGTTGCTCAGTATTGGTTGGAGGCGGCATGAATAACGCTTTCATATTCCCAAATTTCGTTGTGGATGAACACTTACGCGCTTTGAGTGAAGAGGAATTAAAAGCGCTTGTAGTTTGTTACAGATTTAACACCCATCCAACAAATGAAAATTTATCAAATTTTGGATTAAGTTCAGATGTCTTGGATGACGCTTTAGAAAAGGTTGGAATTATAACGGAAGCTAAAGCAAAGTCATTAATCAAAGAAATGGCGAACGAATATGCCGACGCCATAGAAACCCTTTGGAATTGGGGTGACGGGAAAGGCGGCGGCTTGTTGGACATGATCGCTGAAGAATTAGGGTTGGTTACAGATCGAGTAAATTCACAGAAAAAAGAGGTTGGATATAAGAAAAAGACTATTTCTCATAGCTTAAGAAAGCGCGTATTCGAACGGGATAAATACCGTTGCGTATCTTGCGGAACTCACCTTGACTTAACTTGTGATCACATTTACCCGGAATCAAAAGGCGGAAAAACAACGCTGGAAAATCTTCAAACAATGTGCCGTTCCTGCAATTCAAGAAAGGGAACTAAGGTGGTAGAAAATGCGCTTTAGCACTTACATAAACAATCAAAAAAGCCTTGAATGGGGCTTAAATGCTAATCAAGCAGCTTTGTTTGATTTGCTTAATCAAGCTTCGTCTTGGGCGGAAGAAGTTGTTGTAGATGGTGTAGTTTATTACTGGGTATCTCGTAACAAAGTCATTGAAGAACTACCGTTATTTTATAAGACCGGAGACACTGTTTACCGTCATTTTTCGGAGCTTAACGAGAAAGGATTAATTGTTTACTTAAAACAGGGTAAGCATGGTGATAAAGATCTAATTAGACTGACTGAAAAAGGGAAATCTTGGAATGAGTTTAGGCCTGAACAAACCCGAGATAACTCGGAAATAAATCCGAATAAACAACCCGAACTCGGAAATAAATCCGAGATAACTCGGAAACAGATCCGAGATAACTCGGAAATAAATCCGACAAATAATAATACTAATTATAAAAATACTACTGATCATAATAATAAAAAAACTACGCAAAAAAATTCGCTTGCCTTGCTTGCTGAATTTGGAATCGTTGGTCAGCTTGCTGAAGATTTTCTTAAACTCCGAAAAGCCAAGAACGCACCGATTACTGAGACTGCACTTAAAGGCTTTCAACGAGAAGCTGCCAAGGCTGGGATATCGCTTTCTGACGCAATCACAATCGCTATTGAGCGTAACTGGCGCGGATTTAGCGCGAGCTGGAATTGGCGTGATGACGACATAGCAATGGCTGCAAACACCAGAAAAACAAGCTCCTTTGCTGATGATGGATCTTGGGCTGTAGGCAGAAAATTAAATATCGACCCTAACTTGATACCGGAGGAATTGAGATGACAAACATTACCCAAATGCAAGCCGAGGGAAGTGCGGTTAAAAAATCCAATATTCCAGATAATTCCGTTCGTTTGATTGATCGAATGTTTATCAGATTAAAATCAATTTTTCCAGCGTGGAAGCAGGCGTTTGCCAGTGAAGCTGAGTATAACGAAACAAAGCAAGTTTGGCTCGAAGAGTTATTCAAGGCTGGCATAGTGAATCCTCAATCCCTAAAAAGAGGATTGGATTTTGCTGCAAAATCCGAAAGCCCATTCTTCCCGAGTGTAGGTCAATTCATTGCTTGGTGTAATAACTACAACAATCACGAATTAGGATTGCCAACGCAAGAAGAGTTAGAGGCTAGACTTCAAAAATACTTTGGTTATGCGAAAGAGCCACACAATTTCAAATTCCGTTCGAGAGCAGAGTATTACTTGTTAAAAACAATCTATGACGGTTACGGCAAAAAGAAATGGGAAGATTGCCAAAAAGCTATGCCGAAAATCCTTGCCGAAGTCGTTGAAAAAGCTCGCACTGGCTTTGAATTTCCACAAATTCCAGAGCTGCTAGAGCAAAAGCCAAAAGTGATCAGCCCTGATGTTGCAAAAAATGGTATTGAAAAAATTAAAAAAATTATGAAAGGAGAAGTTTAAATGACAGAACAAAAATTTGATAAAGACACATGGCAAACACCTAAATACGTATTTAATTGGTTAAATATGCGTTTTGGGTTTGGGATAGATGGATGCGCAACAGAAAACAACGCTTTGGCGCAAGAGTATATTGGTGAAAAAGGTTTATTTAATGACTTTTTAAGTGTTAGAGCCGACATTCTTATGGATAGTATTTTTAATGCATCGGTTTATGTAAATCCACCTTATTCGGATGTGACTCCATTTATTATTAAAGCAAAAGAGTTAAGAGATGCTGGCTGTCTTGTGGTTATGTTGCTCAATAATAATAAATCAACACAGTGGTATCAAAAACATATTCACAATGTGGCAAATGAGGTAATTGATATTACAGGTGGACGAATTGCATTTATTCATCCGATAACAGGCAAGGAAATCAAAGGCAACTCAAAAGGGCAAATGGTTGTAGTGTTTGATCCGACAATGGAAGATTTTGTAATGCGTTCAGTTAGCCTTGATTTTATTAAAAAAGTCGGTGGATATGATGAAAATTCCAATGATTAAAAACGTTGGTGGGGTATTTTGCCCCGCCGATGAAATGTATTTAGATAAGTTAAAACGATTCGAGAATGGTGGGCTTTATGAGATGGAATTTAAAAAGACAAACAATCCAAAACTGCATCGGAAATTGTTTGCTTTCTTTAAATTTTGCTTTGAGCATTATTCCTCAGAGAATTCAGAAGTAGAGTGTGCGGACGAGGCTAAGCAATTCAATCATTTTAGAAAGCGTTTAACTATATTAGCTGGTTTTTTTGATGAGTTTATAAACTTTGATACAGGAGAAATACACAGAGAGGCGCAAAGCCTTAAATGGGATGAGATGGATGATATTGAGCGTGGCGAATGTTTAAGTGCGGTAATTAACGCCGCCATAAAGTACGTTTTTAACGATACAAAAGATGAAAATATTTTAAATCAATTATATGCGTTTTTTTGGTGATCTGTATGAGAGAAGAATTGGCCCTAGCGATTGTTTTATTCGCAGTGACTGCCGTAATTATTTGTTTTATCTGCGGAGCTGATGATGAATGATAAAGAGTTAAAGATTTTGATTATTGGATACGCTTGTGTTTGTGTAATTGTGATTCTTCTAACTGGCAAATGGTGGTGATATGGCTAATTTACGCAAGGAGGCGAAAGGGCGTGAATGTCAGGTAAGAATCCCTGGCATTTGCACAGGTGAAAACGAAACAGTGGTATTGGCGCACTATACAAGCTCTTGGCTTAGAGGTATGGGAAGTAAGCCACATGATATTTTTGGAGCTTATTGCTGTGTAGCTTGCCATAACGCAATCGATGGGAGAGTAAGAACAAGTTATTCCCGAGAGCAATTAAGACTTATGCACGCTGAGGGAGTATTAAGAACAATCAACATTTTACTCAAGGAGGGGAAAATATGTCTGATTGGTTAGAAGTTGCATTACCTTATCCGCCGTCAGTGAATCATTATTGGCGGCATACACGAAACGGACGGCATTATATCAGCGAGGCTGGTAGAAAATTCAAAACGGAGGCTTTGAGAATTTTAAAACAATTTGATCCATTTACAGGTTCAGTGGCGATTTGCCTTGATGTGTACTATCCCGATAACCGAAACCGTGATCCCGATAATATAAACAAAGGGCTTTTCGATAGTTTGGTCGCCTCAGGATTAATACAAGACGACAACAACAAGGTAATAAAAGATTTTCGCAGCAAAAATTGTGGAATCAAAAAAGGTGGAATGGTTGTAGTAAAAATTAAAGGGCTTGAAAATGAGTAAATCAATCGAATTGTTAGTTAAATTACATAATCCAAAATGTGTTAGTGTTGAAACTGCCGGTCGTGGCGGCGTTGCATTGCTTTATAAAGAGCAAATTATTTGTGCTTTTGCTCAAGCTGAAAGTAAATATATGCTTGGCTATCATTTACTGATGAGCAAATACCGCCAAGAAAAATCCTCAAGAGAATTTGTTGATAGTTATGTTGATGCGTGGTGTGAAGAGTTTGGGCATCCAGAGCATTCCACAGAGGCTTTAAAATACGTTGTGGATATAGTTTGCGATCTTCCATTGCCTAGCCAGTTAAGACATATTAAAGCGTTAAGAAAACGCTATTTACGCTCACAATATGCGCATTTATCAGCCTTAGATAGAGCAAATAAAATGGCTGAAGAAAATGGATTATCCGCTAATAGCGTTGAGGCTCGCCAATTAAGAATTAGAGAATTAAACGATTTGCGTAAATCCAATACTTGCCCTCGCTGCCGTGGCACAGGTGAAGTGGGTAGAGTGCAAAAGCACGAATGCCCGGAATGTAACGGCAAAGGTCAATTAAAAGCCAATATTTATCACTTGATGAAATCTTTAGATTGCACTGAGGCTTACTTTAAGCGCTATCTAAATGCGCTTGTTGTTTCCTTTGAGCGCCATTGTTATGAAGAAATGAGCTGCGCTGAGAATGTGATTAAGCAGAAATTAAATAAAGAAATTTCTGATTAATTTTTGAATTTGTGAATTAGATCACAGATGAAAAATAATAAAGCTCTCATAATTAAAAAAATAACTATGGGAGTTTTTATGAAAAGAATCTTTTTGTTAGCCTTTTTTTTAGTTTTACCAATACATTCTTTTGCTAGGTTACAAGAAGGTAAGTTGATTTGTTCTAAAATTGATTAGATGGGAATGGAATGGATAAGCTCAAAAAAATTTTATCATTCTTTGGTTTTTGCCTTTTGGTTGGGGCTGTGTTTAATTTTTTTGATCACGGCTCAATTTTCCCAAGCAAGCCAAGTGCCAACATTAATCACAAAAACTGCGAAAGTGAATTAAGACAAGCGTTTATTAAAAAAGCTGCCGAAAACAAGCAACAATTTGATGTGCCGGCTTTAGAAAATTATGTTAGAAATGTATGCAATTGCGCGCGAGCCGAACCAAAATTGGGGCTTAGTGAAGCTGTGAGTTATTGTATCAACAAAAGGAAAGCAAATGAGGTTAGCCCAATATCGCAAGCTGGACAAATACAGCCACCACCACGCCGAGAAGAAAAGAATGATCTAATTAAATTAGGCGAATTTACCGGCCAGTATGGAAAATTTGCCACCTACCTAGATATGTCATTAATCCTAAAAGCTAATCAAACATATACATCAGCATTAATTGCGGATTCGTATAATGAATGCTTGGGGAATATGCCTTATTGTCAAAAATTTAGAGTTGTACTATTTGATTGTGCAGGTGAAAAATTTTTTGTTGGACGTCAAATGACTTCAAAGAATGGTAAGACAATACAAGATGTCACCTTTAAAGAAAATGAGGTTAAGATTAAGCGTATATCTACCGGCTCGATAGAATCTAAAGCGGCTGATATTATTTGCAAATAGAATTTTCTTTACAAGTTTAAAGAAAAGATCTATATTTCCTCCAAGGTCTCAAAAGCCTAGCAGAAAACGGATTACTCACCCCGTCAGCGTGATTTTTTTGTATCTATAATTTGAGGATTTTACCGCCATTATAAAATTCTCAGAGAATCAATGACCGACGGTGCGAGGAATACAATACCGCAAGGGAATAACTCCGCTAGATTTTCTGCTAGTTTTGAGCCGTTGGTCGCCCAATCATGGGTAAATTATCAATCCCTCAAAAGGAACAGAAAAATGACAGCTCAAACTCAATTATCTACATTCAACTTTGAATCAAAATCCATCCGCACTTTAGCTATCAACAATGAGCCTTGGTTCGTTGCTGTTGATGTTTGTCAAGCATTAGGACTTACTCAAACTACGAATGCCTTAAGAAATCTTGATGATGACGAAGTAGCCCTTACTTCAATTAAGGGCATAAGTAAAGGTAATGACCAAGTCAACCTGGTAAGCGAAAGCGGAATGTACACTTTGATCTTACGCTGCCGTGACGCAGTGAAAAAAGGATCTGTTCCACACCGTTTTAGAAAATGGGTTACATCAGAAGTATTACCTACTATTCGCAAAACAGGAAAATATGAAAGCAAAACATCTGTCAATGACAGAACAGGTTTACGCAACGCCGTGAATATGTTAGTCAGCAAGAAAGGCTTGATTTATTCCGATGCCTATAATCTTGTTCATCAATACATGAACGTCGAAACCATTGAAGACATTCCCGCCGACAAATTACAAAGTGCGGTGGAATATGTGCATAGAATTGTGCTTGAAGGTGAGCTTATCACTGAACCGAAAAAAGATGATCGTTTCCGTTTTGAATTTACCGAGCATGAACTCCAACAGCTTGTGTGGGCGTGGTTCGCTTTATTGCGCGGCACCGAGCTTTGCCAAAATCTTCTCCCTGCATTGAAACAAATTGGCTCGCACTATGCCGCACCGGTGCATGATATCGCTTACGAATATCGCAGCACTCTCCGTCAGGCGCAAAAAGTATTAGAGCGAATCACTGAAAAATTTGAGTGCAAACAAGGCAATAACTGGCGTGTCTTAAAATATCTTAGAGCTTACGACCCTAAAGCAACTAGTTTTCAGCTAGACATCCTATAAAACAACGCAAAATCCGACCGCACTTTTCCCAAAGAAATCCGTGCGGCGGGTTTTTACACCTCAAATTCACGAAAAGGACAAATTATGTTCAAGATTTTCTTTGTGGTGGCGTTGTTATGGGCCACCTATCATTTAGACTTAAATCAAGATTGCGACGGGTATATTTGCCAAGTTGAACAGTCTCATCAAAAGTGATTATAAATTGACTTAACCTTAATTTTGCATTACTATTTCTAACAATAGCCGAGGTGTATTTATACATCTCGGTTTTTTATTATCAATCGTGGGATAGCCTAAAAGATAAAACTGGCATTAATTCGAAATGTTAATTGCAAAAGCTATCTCCTTATCAAAATAAGCTCGCATATCTATGCGGGCTTTTTTATTACCTATCAAACGATGAGGGAAATCAAATGCCTATGAAAGATCCAGATGTATGGGCTTTAATTTGGGCATGGTTACAGGTCAACATTGGAAATGGATCAATTCAAAGCGCCGGCGCCGCTGTTGCAATGTCGCTTTTAAGAATTGGCTTTATGCGAAAAAAACCATCCTTCCGCTATATGTTGATTGATGCAGCTATTTGCGCATCTATTGCTGGTGTAGCTGTTCCAGTTTGTACCCATGTATTCGGTCACGCCGATTTTTCAGCGTTTTTCGGAACGATGATTGGATTTATCGGCACGGAAAAAATCCGTGAATATTTATTCAAGTTCATTAATCGGAGAATTGAAAAAGATGATGCACATTTCACAGACGACGTTCAATAAAATTTTCCCTAACGCAATCGCTGGAATCTATAAAGCGATATCAGACAACATTGAAAAAGCGGGGTGCCTTACAAAGGCACAACAAGCCATGTTTATTGCTCAGTGCGGGCATGAAACACGAGGCTTTACACGTTTTTGCGAAAGCATGAATTATTCTGTTGCCGGATTAAGAGAGACATTCCGCAAATACTTCACTTTAGCGCAAGCGCAAAAATATGGATATGTAAAAAATAAAGCTGGTGCAGTTATCCAAAAAGCCGATCAGGTATCTATTGCCAATATCGCCTACGCAAACCGCCTTGGTAACGGCAGTCAGGCAAGCGGTGACGGTTGGAAGTATAGAGGCCGTGGACTACCGCATCTTACAGGTAAAGATAACTACCTCAGATTCCAAAAATGGCTAGGGAAGCCCATTATGCCGGAAGAAGTATCAACTGATTTAGATTTAATCGTTAAATCAGGCGTTTGGTTCTGGCTAGATAAAGATTTAGCTAATTGCACTTCTGTTGAGAAAGCCACTCTTCGGGTAAACGGTGGAACAAACGGCTTAGAAGAGCGCTGTAAGCTCTATCGTGATTTAATGGTGAGCTAATATGGGTAAATACATCTTTGGCGCACTAGGCGCTTTACTTATTGCGTTATGTTGCATTTTAAGCCATCAAGTCAATGTTATTAATACGCTGAAAGCAGAAAACGCTGCTCAGGCTAAAACAATCGAATTGCAGTCCGAATCAATAACAAAACTTGAGGCTGATATTGCAGAAAATGAACGCCTAACGTTTGAAATCTCGGAAGAGGATAACAAAACAAGGGAACAAACCAATGCGATTATTAAATCTATTCCAAAAGCTGACAAGCAAAGTGATGCGTTTAACGCCAATGCTCCTCTTAGCGTTATTGACTTCTTGCGCAAGTAAACCTCAGGTGGTCACTTGCCCTCGATTGCCGGTTGCTTATGTTGCACACTTAGACAAAACTCAATTCTTGGGTGAAACCTATGGTGATATTGCGCAATACGCCGTTGTGTTAAAGCGTGAACGTGATATGTGCTTAAACCGCATCGACAAAATCCGTGAATGGCAAACTGAGAAATTAAGTAAATAGGGCTAATCAATGTTTTTTCCAAAATCAAAGAAGAAACTTCTTGAAGAGGGATTTACTCATCATTGCAAAGTATGGGGAATCCCTTGTTATGTTGGTGGGTTAGATGAAGAAGATCCTCTTATCGAAACCGCCAACTTTATCCCTAGTTGGGTATTAGACTTAGCTGATGCAATTTGCTTTACCATGCTAGATTATCAAAATAGAGATAATCCGCATTATCTGAAAGGTTGGTCTATCTATGTAGGCGACCCGCTTTAATTAAACCAATACGCCCGCTTAATTGCGGGCTTTTTTATATATCGTTTATGGCAAGAAATAATTGGAACGCACTTCAAATAGAATATATCAAGTCTTATGCAAAGACTGGTGTATCAGTATCAGAATGGTGCAGAAAGAAAGGGTTAAATTTTGCCAGTGCTAAACGTTATATCAAAAAGCCTGAAACAGCATTCGCACAGTTAGATGAAATCCAAAAGGGTGACAATCGAGAAGTAAAAGCAATTAAGAAAGCCGTTAAAAACAATGCGAATAAAACTTTAGAATCAGAAGTTATTGAATCTAAAGAAGATTTAGAGGAAAACTGCGAAGTTGATTGCGAAATTGCGAATGAAACTGCGAAAGTCGCACAAGAAAACTGCGAAACTGCGAAAAGAATGGCAACAAGAGCGAAACAGTCAGCAAAAATGATAAAGCATGGCGGTTACGCTCGTTACTTCAAAGATAAATCAGCCTTTGATGTTGTAGTTGATTTTAGCCTTAAAGACGAGATTGATTTAATGCGCCAACGTGCCATTGCATCAATCGAGAATCTTGAAAAGTTCACTGCTGATTTAAGTCACTGTAAAACGGCTGAAGATAAAGAGCTTAGTTATAAGCTAATCAATGCCGCTCAGAACGCATTAGATAGAGCGGTTGCACGAATTGAGAGCTTAAACCGCACAAATAACGATATTGGTTTAGTGCTTGAAACAATCGAATTGAGAAAGGCTCAGACGAAAGAAACCTTGCTTAAAGCTGACAAGCTCGCACAAGAGTTAGGCGCAAGAGCAGCAAGCAAGCATAAAGTGGAATACACAATGGATTTTACAGGCGGCGATAATGAAGATTAATTATATCGCCTCGCCAACCTTTCGCCGAGTACATAAATCAAACGCATTAGTAAAGGCAATTCGTGGTCCGATTGGTAGTGGTAAATCAGTTGGGTGCGTGATGGAAATGTTCCGTATTTGCTTAAACCAAGAGCCTAATTCTGATGGTGTTCGCCGTACTCGTTGGGCTTGCGTGCGGAACACTTACCCTGAGTTAAAGGGTACAGTGATCAAAACATTCCAAGACTGGATTCCTGACAGCATTTGCCCGATTAAATATGACAGTCCGATCTCAGGACTGATGAAAATCAATCATCCTGATGGCAAAACAACGGTTGAGGCTGAATTTATGTTTCTATCCATGGATAAGCCAAAAGACGTCAAGAAACTAATGTCACTTGAGCTTACAGGGATTTGGATAAACGAGGCTCAATTCTTGCCAGTATTGCTTGTTACTGAGGCGGTTACTCGTACAGGTCGTTATCCTAAGAAGAGCGTATTAGAGGGATTTGATGGCGCAACCTGGAACGGCATGATTATGGATACAAACTCGCCTGATGACGATCACTGGTGGCATGAATTTGAAACAGCCGTTGATGAAGAAACTGGCGAAAGTTTAACGCCTAAAGGATGGGAGTTCTTCACTCAGCCTGGTGCATTAATTGATATTACAGGCATTCCGTATAGCTCTTTATCCAGAGAAGTTAAAGCCAATATTGAGGCTGGCTTATACGTTGAATACAAAGGGCATAAATTCGTTGCTAATCCGTCTGCTGAGAACGTTGAAAACCATAAGAAAGGTTATGGGTACTGGTTCGATAGCTTGCAAGGTCAAACGCTCAACTGGATTAAATCTCGCATCTGTAATGAGTTCGCAACAGTACAAACAGGTAAACCAGTTTATATGGATCACTTCAATAAAGAATTACACGTATCAAAAGATAAATTATTGCCGGTTAAAGGATGGCCAACATTTATCGGTCTTGACTTTGGTCTAACGCCAGCCGCAATTATCGGTCAGGTTGCGCCAATCGGTCAATTACGCATCACTGATGAAGTTGTTGCAACTGGTATGGGTATTGAACGATTTATCCGTGATCAGCTTTCAATTCTACTTAAATCAAAATACAACGGTTGTGAAATTGAAGTGATAGGCGACCCGGCTGGCGTGCAACGCGCGCAAACTAACGAGAAAACGTGCTTTCAAATTCTATTGGAAAATGGCTTTAATGCTCGTCCGGCAGATTCAAATAATACAACAGCTCGCCTCGAGGCCGTTCGTTGGTGGTTATCTCGCTTAGTGGGTAAAGGACAGCCGGCAATGCTTATTAGTCCACACTGTAAAACACTTATCAAAGGTTATGAAACAGGCTATTCATACCGCCTATTAAATATCAGTGGGGAAGATAAATACACTGAAACGCCGGATAAAAACCGCTATTCGCATCCGCACGATGCAAACCAATATTTATGTTTAGGCGCTATGCCTGATTTATTCAAACAACAGATCATCAACATTAAACCACACCAAGTAATCAGTTCATTGACAGGGTACTAAACAATGGCAGAAGAACAATCCGCATTATTAGAGGCGATCACGAATTTCGGATCAGAGCTAAAAACAAAATTATTAGAGCAAATTAAACAACGCCAACCAGTTGTAGAGCGTTGGGTAAAAGATATGTATCAATATCGCAACCAATATTCAACCTCAACAACAACGGGTAAATCTAAAGTGTTTGTTGGCTATACCCGTGCGAAAACCGATGCTTGGACGGCTCAAATGACAGATATGTTATTCCCAAGTGATGACAAAAATTATGGTATTTCGCCAACGCCTATGCCAGATATTGCAAATATAGCCAAACAACAAGATAACGGCAATCCACAAATGGCAGCTCAGATAAATAATGCTCGTGCAATTATGCAGCAAGCGAAAGAGCGTGCAGAGGCGATGGAAAAACTAATTGACGATCAGCTGCTCGAGTGCGATTACGCTGCTGAGGCTCGCTTATGTTTACATTATGCCGGTGTATTGGGAACTGGTATTTTGCGTGCGCCTATCGTTGATGTTGTTGAATCAAAAGTATGGTCAGAAGATGCTATAGGGCAATGGAATGGCGAAATTGTGACTAAAACAATTCCGTCCGCTCGTTTAGTATTGCCTTGGGATTTTGTGCCGGATATGACCGCATCCACAATCAAAGATTGCCAATTCGTCTTTGAACGCAGTTATGTTACTAAAAAACAATTACAGGCTTTAGCTAAAAATCCATACTATTTGAAAGATAACGTGCTTGAGCTTTGCGAATTAGACGGCTCAGATACGAAAACAGCAAGCTCAGATATGGATGGCTATGTTGATACATTGAGAACGTTATCAGGCTTAGAAACTCAGAGCAAAGACAATCGCTATGAATTATGGACTTATCATGGCGGTATTCCATTGAGCGTATTAGAGAGCGCTAATTCTCAATTAGGCGAGGGCAATAAGCTCAACATTCCAACTGATGAAGAATCAAAGGCGACTAATCTTGAAATTGATGGCGTGATCGTGATGGCTGGCAACGGCAAGATTTTAAGCGTAAACCTCAATCCGTTAGATTCAGCCGAATACCCTTACTCAATTTACACGTGCGAGCCTGATGTATGTTGCGTATTTGGCTTTGGTATTCCTTACCTTTGCCGTGATGCACAAGAAATTTTAAATACCGCTTGGCGAGGCATGATTGATAACGGAGTTTTAGGTATCGGGCCACAAGCAGTCGTGAATAGCAGCGTCCTAACTCCAGTTGACGGGAACTGGGAGCTTGCACCATATAAATTATGGAAGACTAATGACCGTGCAACAATGAATGCAACTATTGAGGCGCAAAGAGCTTTTGGTATATTTGATATTAGCAGTCGTCAGCAAGAATTTGCCAATATCATTCAGCTTTCAAAATCATTCATGGATGAAGAAAGTGGATTGCCTATGATTGCGCAGGGCGAGCAAGGACAGGTTACGCCAACGCTAGGCGGTATGTCTATGCTGATGAACGCCGCAAACGCAGTACGCCGCAGACAAGTGAAAGAGTGGGATGATGCAGTCACTAAACCATTAATTCGCCGATTCTATGAATATAACATGGCAATGAGCGATGATCCGAATATCAAAGGCGATATGCAGATTGTTGCTCGTGGTACATCAGCGCTATTGGTCAAAGAAACTCAAACAGCGCAGATTATCGATATTTTCCAAAAGTTCGGTCAGCATCCGCAATTAATGTATGCCTTTGACTGGTACGATGGCGCTAAAACATTGATGCAATCAATGAGCATGGGAACGCAAACCATGCTTATTCCTCGTGATGAGTACGAACAAAAATTACAGGAAATGCAAGAATCTCAAGCATCACAACCGCAAGATCCTGAAATTCTAAAAGTACAAATGCAAATGCAGATTGCACAACAAAAACAACAGCACGAAATGCAGTTAGAGCAAATGAAAATTCAAAGTCAAATTCAGATTGAACAAATGAAAGTTCAAATCAAAGAAAAAGAGCTTGAAATCAAAATGCTCGAGGTGCAAATGACACAACAATCGCATCAAGCTCGCCTAGATTTAGACGAAAAACTAAGCACGGCAAAACTCACAACCGATTTACAACTTCAAACAGGTAAACAAGCAATAGATTTAGAGAAATTTAAAACAGAAGTGGCATTGAAGAATACGCCGCTCACTAATCCAGCCGGTAATTATGGATTAGACAAATAACAGGCCGCAACTTTAAAAGTGCGGTCTTTTTTTATCACTAAATTTTAAGGGCAAATATATATGAGTTTCTACCTTTCCAATAAAGACTACAAAGAAATGATCGGCATTATCAGTGGCGATACAGGTAGCAAGAAAGGAGATGGCGCATCAACCACTTACCTTGATACTGAATTAACAGCGCAAGAGCCTAAAAAACAGCAAGGCATTGTGGCTGATACCGTTGATGCGGTGCAAATGGGCGCATGGAAAGGCGTTAGTGATATTGCGCATGGTGTGGGCGCTTTAACTGGTGCAGATTGGTTACATGATGTTGGTGATTGGGCGGCGAAGGGTGCTGATGAAAACGTTGCCTCAATGTCAGATGAAATGAAAGCCGCTTTAAATCAAAATGCGTTTGATGGCGAGGGGCAAGGTGTACGCAATTTGCGTTGGTGGGCTGGTAATTTAGGTTCACTAATCGGTCAAAACCTTGATACTGCTTTAACGCTTGGTGCAGGTAAAGTTGCAACGATTGGTGCAAAACAAGCCGGTAAATTATTGCTCAAAAAAGAAGTTGCTGAAGAAGTTGGCAAAACAGCCGTTGAGCAAGCTGCTAAACGTGGTATTCCGCAAAAATACTGGAACATGGTTGGTATTACAGCAACAATGTCAGCAATGTCAGGTGGTGGCCGTTATGGTCAAAAACGTGATGAAGTTATGGGCATGACCAACGAGCAATTAGCTCAGATCCCACAATTCTCAGATGAATATTATTCTATTGCAGATAGCGATGAGGGCAAAGGTAAAAGCACAGATGAGCTTTACACAATGGCTAAAAAATCCTTTGCTGATAAAGTTGGTCGTGATGCAGCGCTCAATCCAACGGCTATCGCAACAGATTTAGTGACAAATTCAGTCAGTGGTCTTGGTGGTGGATTTTGGGGTTTAGGTTCGCCGGCTAAAACAATCAAAGGCGGTTTATTAAAAGGTGCGGCAGTTGAGGGCGGTGCTGAGGCTATTCAAGGTGTTGGCGAGCAATACGCATTAAACAAAGCAGAGCAGGACTATTTAAATCCGAATAAAGATTTAACTGAGGGCATGGCTGATAACGCTATCAATGGCGCAGTGCTTGGCGCAGTCTTTGGTTCGGCTATGGGTGGACTTGATACGCACACCGACAGAATGGCTTTCAACAATCAAAAACGCACAATCTTAAATTATATCAATACTGGTAATGATGCAGTTGATAGCCAATTAAGAAACTATGTTGATATGCTCAATCATGGCGCAACAGAATTAGGCGATTTAGTATCAGCTAGTCGAGTACAAGCGCTCAATAATGCCGGTATCGCAACTGCTAAAGCACGACAAGCAGCAGAAGAAGCACTTGCAGAGCAACAAGCGAAAGCAAAATTTGAATCAGACTTCTTTGATGAAGAACAGCCACAACAAGAAACAACCTCCACTTTCAAAGTCGACCCGAATTTAGAACGTGCGCTTGAATTGCATTCAATTCTTGGTCAATTTAGAAAAAATGATTTATCTCGTGCGAATGAGTTTATTGATACGCCAACCATTTTTGCAGACGAACAAGCTCGAAAAGATTATGTGATTGGTCGTGCGTTTGATGAAGTGCGCAATATTGCTCAATCATACGGCATTGATCCGAAAGACGGTAAAGCTATGCGCCATTGGTTAGAGGATTATGCTGAGAAAGCGAAAGAATATACTAGCGATGATCAACAATATAATTCTTCATCTAACCAACAGGATAGCGAAAATCTAAACGGGCAGCCTTATAATATCAGCAAACAAACATCAGAAGAAGTCTCATCATTAAAAGAGCCAAACCAACCAATTGATTTCAATTTAGGCGCAGCGACTAAAGATTTATCCATACAACCAGAGGTTAATCTTGGGTATAACAGCGCATTAGCACGCCAAAATTCAAATCTTGTAGAATTTGACTTAAATCAACCATTAAGCAATCAGCAATCTGCCGAGTATGATGGCATTAATCAAGTTGGTAACGGTCTTTTATCCACGCACATGAATCAAAGTCAATTAGGGCGACAATTAACAGCGGATAGCTCGCTTGGCGATTTGAACAGTATTGCAAAAGATATTAATGCCGATAATCAAATTCAAAAGGATAGTAATTCAGATTTCCGTTTAAGCTTAAATGAATCCGCTGATTCTGATTTTGCGAAAGCGGTAGATACAACAATTCAAGGTGGCAAACCATCAAGACAATATATTCCAATGGGTACAACTCCAGATGCTCTGAAAATGCTTGGATTGCCAGATACTAAAGTTTTAGTGAGTCGAGATGTATTAAGAAAAGTGATGTTAGACAAGCATAATGTTACAGCCGAAACATTAAAACAGCTGCCTAAGCAAATCAATCACCCTATCGCCATTATGAAATCTGCTCCTCAAGCAACTCATGATGGTTATGTTATTTTAACTGAGTTATTGGAAAGAAATATATCAACAGGTAGTGACGAGCCGATAATTAGCGCATTGCATTTAAAAAATACAAAAGACGGGTTAGAGGTAATCAATATTGCAAGTGTTTACGGCAAAAATCTTGCTGGATTGCAGAATATGCTGAATAATGACTTGGCGTATTGGAATAAAACAAAAGGCTCACAATTTATTGAATCTTTCGGGCTCCAATTGCCCTCAAAAATCGATTCAAAAATGATGAGCCAATCTTTTAATAATATTAAAACCGAAGCCGATCTAAGTCAATACCAAACCTCAAAAAATGACCAGGCATCAAAATTTAATCCAGAAGTTCAAAGCGCCCAAGAAATCCTAAATCAAACCTTTGGAAAGGCGGCAGAGCATATTGAAGTTGCAACCTTTGCAAATCCTCCAAAAGATGTGCGACATTTAATCACTTCCGATGTAGAGGGATGGTTTAATCCTAAAACTGGCAAGGTTACATTGATTGCAGACAGCATCAAGGCAACTAAAACAATGAGCAAAGAAGAACGTTTGCAGTTCGTTGCGTGGCACGAAATGGCGCACCGTGGAATCAACGTTGGCTATAAAGGCTCTTATGATAGCTTGATGCAAGAAGTTGGCAAAAACAAAGCAATTAGTCAGATTGCTGATGCTATTCAAACGCAACGCAAAAACACTGATGATTTAGCCGCAACCAATCGATCCGTTGCGATTGAAGAGGCTATTGCAGAAATGATGGCCGCACACGAAACAGGCAAATGGAATGAGCTTGAAAGTCGTTACGGTGTAGAGATTAAGAAAGGTCAAAGACAATCAACTAAATCATGGTTAGCAATGACCGCACAACGCATCAAAGACTTCTTATCAAAATTCTTTGGTGTAGAACGTGCAGCGCAGTTTTCTGATGAAGATGTATTGAATCTTATTGCTCGAATTAAGGAGAAAGCGATTGGGAAATATACAGAGATTTCATCAGTAGATAATGGAGTTCGGTATAGTATTTATCATAGAAGAAATAATAATTCTGATTCACCTGATAATGGAGTTGGGTATTCAATGTTTGCAGAAGATGAGCATTCTGTTGAGCATTACGGAAATAGCCACTGGATTTTACCTGAGGGCAATAACGAAAAAAGAATTTACGCTGGTTCTAGCGAATTTAAGAATGTTTTAAATGGCTGGCTAAACGATAACAAACCTCTACTTGAAAGTGAATTTGGAAGATCTGATGAGGAATTTATTGATAGTTTAATTGAAGAGGCAAATCCTGATGATATAGTTGATTCTGCTGGCTTTTGGGATAACGAAAAATTGGTTCGCTATTTTAGCGAAGAAGTATTAGCTCCTAATGGATGGGAAATCATAGAAACGAGAGATGGTGCAATTTCTTTCAATGATGAGCTATCTATTAATGCAGATAGTGCAGATAATTTGCGCTTTAGCCGAAATGAAGAATTAACTGAAGAACGCTATAACCAAGCGAAAGCAAAAGGCGAAACCGAGCTGACATTCAAACAATGGCAACAAGTGCGCTCTCCTGAGTTTAAAGCGTGGTTCGGTGATTGGGAAAACGATCCTGAAAACGCAAGTAAGGTCGTGAATGAAAGAACGGGTGAGCCATTGATTGCGTATCACGGAACAGGTGCGGAATTTAATGTATTTGACAAGAATAAAGCGGGCGCAGGAAATGATAAAGGGTTAAGAGGAAAAGGGTTCTACTTATCTCCAAATAGAACAACCTCGGAGTCGTATGGAGAAAAAATTATTGGTGCGTATGTATCATTAAAGAACCCATTTAGACCTAGTGATTTTACATCTGCTGAGGAAGTCGCGGAGCATTTAACCAATAGACTCTCTGAACAAGGTTACGAAGATTACACAGTTGATCCTTTTATTTTCAACGTAGGAAATTCATTTTCGGTGAGAAACCAATATGCCGGAGCTTTTAGTTCAATCCTAAAAGATGCCGGTTATGATGGCGTTTTATATCCTAACAGACAAGAAATTGTTGCCTTTGATTCTAACCAAATAAAATCCGCAACCGATAATACAGGCGCATTCTCCAAAGAAAATAATGATATTCGATTCTCTCGTACCAACACAGTTCAATCCGCTCTTGATTTAGCGATGACAGGCGTGGCAGATAGTGAGCCTAGCGCATGGGATAGCTTAAAATCTAAAGACTTCTCAGGATTTAAAGAGCGCTTTAATCGTGCGATTGGTAAAGTTGATGAATGGTTAGCTGATAGCTTGCGCCCGGTGAATGATTGGATTGATTCAATGCACCTTGAAGATCAAACAGGCAACACTAGCAGCCGTGACCATGAAAAACGCCGCTTAAAAGATGCAATGTACACAGCTAAGGGTAAACGTGATGCGTTAAATTCAGAATTAGAACAGGCTTATTTAAAACCTATCCTATCTAAAATTGCAGCTTTATCTAAAGAAACCAAGAAAAGCAAAAATCCGATTGATGAATTAACAATGAAAAGAATGGTTGGTAACTGGATTTCAGCTCGCTATTCCATTGAGAAAAACATTGATTTGCTAAATCGTGATGAAAAAGCAATGCGTGATACAAAACGCTTATTGGATAACGCTAAACAAAACGGTACAAGTGCAGAAGTGCGCCGCTTAAATGAGGCTTATCTAAAAGCAAAAGAGCAATACGATAACCGTAAGGCTGATATTTACAACACGGATTACAAAAACAAAGGCAATCGCTTTAAAGTTGGGGTTGCTGGCGGTTGGTCAATTCCTGAGGCTGAATTGATTATGAGTAATACAGAAAAACATATCAGCCGTTCTAACTTAGAATATGTAGCCGATCTCGTTTACGATCTCAATCAATCAAGATTAGATATTGATCGTGCAAGCGGTCGATACACTGAGGCTGAATATCAAGAATACAAGGCTAATCGCCATTATGTGCCTTTAACTGGCGATCCGAATGCTGATGCAGATGTTGATATTATCTCTGGCGCTGGCTCAAGTGCACTTAACATTGCTCGAGATAAAACATTAAAAGGTCGTACAAGTTCTGAGGCTGAAGATGCGATTGATGCTGTTTGGAAGTCAATCGGTAAATCCACCACCTATGCCGGCTTTGCTGAGTTTAAATCTAGAATTGATGACTTGTTTGAAACAGAAGTGGCTTTATTGAAAGATAAAGGCTATTCCGATGCTCAAGCAAGGGAACAGGCAACGGCTAATCTTGGTATTAGCAAACGCAAAATGCAGGGCTTAACCCGCTCAAGCGATAATGTTCTGATTCGCAAAGAGAGAGGTGAATATTATGAGTATGAATTGCCAACTCAAGCGATGGAATCATTGCGTAATGACAATGTTGAACACGCCAACGCATTCTTGAAAGTCATCTCTAAACCGACAGGATGGTATGCGCGCGGTGTAACGCAATGGACATTGATGTTCGCTCCGGGGAACATGATGCGTGATACATGGGAAAAATCAGAATTCATCCGAGTGCAAAAACTCTACGATAAAAATAATCGTTTAGTAGATAGCAAGACTATGGATAAAATCGGTCGTGCAACCATTGCGAATGCTTTTACCGACAAAGAAGTATGGCAAGCAACTAAACGCCTTGGCTTTGGTCAAGAATTGCGTGATAGTGTGCCGGCAGAGCGTATGCTTAAACAGTTACTCAAAGAGGGTGGCGTTTCAAACTACGGTACTTATTTGGATAAATCCGAGGTGGATTTAATCAAACGCTTGAAAAAAGAAAATAACCCAATGGCCGGTAAACTTGAGAAAGCTGGCAAAGTGCTTGAGGGTTACAATAAGATGTTTGATACAGTATCAGCGTTAGCATCCTATAAAGCGTTAGTTGATAACGGCATTGATTCAAAACAAGCGGCGGCGACAACGTTAGAATTAACCAACTTCCGCAAAACTGGCTCAAAAATGCGTGGCATTAAAGCATTGTATATGTTCTCGCAACCAACTGTAATGGGTGCGGCCAACTTAATGCGTTACCTATCTACTCGTAAAGGTCAAATCCGCTTTGCTGCATACATGGCTGTAATGACTTCGCTTTACACTGTATTGCGCTCGATGGACGATGAGGACGAGGGCGGCAATAAAATGGATCAGCTTGGCGACATCACTCGTTATATCCCGATTCCACTTGGTGAGGGTAAATACTTCAAAATCCCAGTTGGTTTTGGTATGGCGCAAATGGCATGGAATTTTTCAACAAACCTTGTAAAAGGTGCGGTTGGCGATATTTCAATGACTGAGGCCGGCACTAATATGTTTGTGCATTCTCTCAAAACATTCTCGCCAGTTTCACCGTCTGAAATTTCCGCTGCTAAATACCCATTGGAGAAAGCTGCATTAACTATTACTCCATCAATACTGCAACCGCTAGTACAAAACGCCTTAAACCGCTCCGCTTTTGGAGGGCAAATTACGACTAACTATGTGAGTAGAGATAAGTTAAAAGCAGAACAATCCAAAGTGACAACTGCTCAATTCTGGAAGGATGCAGCTATTTATCTTAATGATTCACTAGGTATTGATATGCACCCTGAGCAAATCAAAAATCTATTTGATGGCTATGGCGCAATGCTTGGAAGCTTAAGGGAGTTGAACACTGTTCTTGTGGAAAATCCAAATCGTGAACAGCTTGGCCGTAAAACTCGTACACCTCTCTTAAATCAATTCATCGGCACAACAAACGAATTTGCAATTCAAAGCCGATACTATGAGGCAAGCGAAGAGGCTAGAAAGGTTAAGGCTGAGTACGAATCAAGAAAAGAGCGTAAAGCGTTAGATGGATGGCTTGATAATGACAAAATCAAAATGATTAAATTTAGTCAAGAAGAAGAAAGCATTATTAAGCAAGCAAGAGCGGAAAAGAGCAAGCTTACCCGTGCTTTACGTTCCGGGCAGATTAGCGCAGTCGCCTATGAAAACGGAATCAAACGATACAACAAAGAAATGAGCGGCGTACAAGCACGATTGTTGCGTAAATATCGACAAATGGAGGGATTAAATACACACTAATCCATTGACATTTAAAAATATTTGCAGTAAAATTCAACAAAATAGCCGAATTGTAGAAATGCAATTCGGTTTTTTTATTGGGGATTTTATGCAGAAATTAATTTTATCAAACTCAACAGATAGAAATTCTCTAATCTCCTACCTAAATAAACGGATCGATGAGTATTGTCAGGATTTATGCGCTGAGGGGTTAACGCCGCAGCAATACAATATTCTAAGAGGTCAGATTAAAGAATTAAGAAGTTTAGTATCAGATCTAAACGGTTAAATACAAGCCCGCTCAATGAGTGGGCTTTTTGTTATCAACGAATTATCACAAGCCGCTATATGCCGCTTAATGAGGTAATAAATGGAAAATCAAGACACCACAGAATTTAATGCTGATGCTGCTTTCGATGAGGCCGCTAATCAACTTGAATCAGGTGGACTAACTGCTGAAGTTAAACCGTCAGTCGCAGATGAAACCAAACAGCCAGCGCCCGATCAACGCATGGAAGATACCACTCAAGAAAATATCCCGCAACAGCCGGATGAAAAAGAGGAAGTATTGCCTGAATGGTTATCTGATGCCACAGATGAAGTGAAAGATCATTTCCGTTTGATGAAAGCAGAAAAAGAGAGATACGAACACATGGCTAAATCTCAACGTGGTCGTGTTGGCGCTCTCTCTAAGAAATATCAACAGGCTAAGGCAGCGTTAGAGCAGCTCGAGCAAAGTCAAACTACCTTTGATGGTGAGTTAGATAATTTGCGTGCGGACTATCCTGAAGTTGCCGATGTATTATCCCGCATTCTTGCCGGACAAAATCAACGCCTTAATGATATTTCAGCGCCGATTGCTCAGATGGTCGATGCAAATATGCAAGATTTTGCGCAGCAACAACTTGATAGCTCAATCTCTTTAGTTACTCAAGTCGTTCCTGATGCAAACGATATTTTAGGCGATCCAATGTTCCATAGATGGGTAGATAATCAACCAAAAGGCATCAAAGCATTGTTTAAATCAGACGATCCGCAAGATGCTATCTACTTACTAAACGAATACAAAAAGACTGCCACATCAATCTCAGAGCAACGGAATAAACGTTCTCAGCAGCTTTCAGCATTGTCACTCCCTACTGGTCGCACAAGTCCAAAAGGTGGCAATGAAGTTGATGAAGAATCGTTGTTCAACCAATTCGCTGCTGAATTTGCTAAACAGCGATAAGTAAGTTAGTTCATTTGAGGAAAATTTATCATGGCTACAACCACATATACAGATATTTCACCACGTACACAAGTTTATGCGGAAGCTAAAATGCTTGCCCATGCTGAGCCAGTGTTGATTTTAAATAAGCTAGGGCAAACAAAGCCAATCCCACAAAACAAGACGCAAACTATTAAATTCCGTCGTCCTAAACCATTTGCGCCGGCAACCACTCCATTAACTGAGGGTGTTACTCCGGACTCTCAAAAAATGGTGTATGAGGATGTGACCGCAACATTAGGGCAGTATGGTTCTTGGTCTGAAATTACAGATGTAATTCAAGATACGCACGAAGATCAGGTTTTAAGTGACTTGGTGTTGATTTCTGGCGAACAAGCCGCTGAGACTACCGAGCTTTTGGCTTGGGGCGCGATTAGTGGTGGTACAAATGTAATCTTTGCCAACGGTACATCATCAAACGATGTAAACACTGCATTAAGCATTAATCATGTTCGAGCGGCTGTTCGTAAGTTGCAGCGCAATCGTGCGAAGAAAAAAACATCTATCCTTGATGGCTCAATCAAATACGGTACTAAACCGATTGAAGCCGCATATATTGCGGTATGCCATACTGACTTAGAGGCTGATATTCGCAGCTTGCCTGGATTTACTCCGGTTGCAGAATACGGCTCTCGTCAGCCTATTGTCCCGCAAGAGTTTGGAACAGTGGAAAACGTGCGCTTTATTACATCGCCTTTATTCACACCTGAAATCAACAAAGGTGGCACGCCAACGGCCAATAAAGTGTTATCTACTGCTGGATCTAAAGCGGACGTGTATAAAATCGCCGTATTCGGTCAAGATGCTTACGCAACTTGCCCATTAAAAGGTAAAGATGCCGCACAAATTTTAGTGCGCAATCCTGGTAAGGCTGAGCAAGGTGACCCTTTAGGTCAAAAAGGTTCAGTTGCATGGAAAACTTGGTGGGCGGGTAAAATCCTAAACGATGCTTGGTTAGTTCGTTTAGAAGTGGCTGCATCATCACTTTAGTTTTAATTCGTAAACCAAAAGCCCTCCTTGCGAGGGCTTTATTTTTTTAGTGAGGACATAATGGCTTATCCATTTATTGATTTAAAAAAAGCAACAAAAGAAGAATTGGTTGCTCATTTGCGCGATTATTGCGGCGTTGAAAAAGACGGCAAAAAAGAAGAGTTAGTTCAAGCAATTCTTGAATTTGAATCAGCAAATGGCATTTTACGCCCTGATGCGGAAGTGCAATTACAACCTCAAGCGTCACAAGAAGATCAAAGCGATCTTCCATTATTTGCACATAAACGTGTACGAATCATTATTGCGCCAAGCGAAACTGACAATAGTGATGTTTATGTAGGTCTCGGTGATTGGGATGCGCTAATCAAACGTGGAGAAGAAGTATCAATTCCAGAGCCTGCATATCAATTATTGGCTAAAGCTGGCGATCATCGTTTCAAACTTGTTGATGGTGGTAAATTAGAAGAATACTTTGCACCTCGATTCTCAATTACAGTATTAGGTGATGAATAATGAATTATCTTCAACTTGCTCAACGGTTACGCCGTGAAATGAATGATACAGGTGAAGGTCCATTCGGCGTATCCAATCAGAAAGGTCGTAGTCTAGAGTATGTTGATGCAATTCGTGAATCGTGGCTAGATATTCAATCTTTGCGTGATTGGAGTGAGGATTTTTGGGGTGAGGGATTCTCTTCTAAAAATCCTCAAATTCTTGAAGAATCTGCTGATGCTCCTTTTATTCCTGAAAAATTCCATGTGGCCATTGTGTATTATGCAATGCAAGGCAAAGCTTTATCGCAAAATGCTCAAGAGTTAATTTTGCGTGGGCAAAACGAATGGGATAAATATTTACACTTACTTTGCACTCAGTTCTTACCAACTCCATCATTAGGCAAATAAATGGCACAGTTACCGAGAAATCAATCACAGTTTATCGCTATTAGCGGTGGTATGGATCTATCTACGCCTCCAATAGCAAAGGCTAGTAGTGACGCTATTGGCGCGTTAAATGTGCAGCCTATTTATGGTGGTGGATTTTCAAGAATTGAGGGGTATGAATGTTTGGATGGAAAAACGATTCCATCTCAAATGACTTATGCTGTGTTGCACGTTGGAAGTATCGCCAATAAAGAGCAATTCAACAACAAAGCATTTACTCATAACGGTAAACAATACCGCATTATTGACGTGTTAGATGATGCTTTCATTGTTGCATTTTTAAAGCCAGTAACTATAACTAACGGAACAAGTTTTTCTGTTAGTGGCGTTAGCTTTACAGCAAGTTATGTAAACAGTTCTGTTGATGGTGATTTTTCTGATGATTTAGCTTATCGAGGAAAAGCATTTCAGTTAGGCGTTGATGCCGTTTTCCCTGTGCCAGGAACAGGAAATATTCGTGGCGTTGTGGAATTGGATAATAGGCTGATTGCCTTTCGTGATGACGGCGATAGATGCAGTGCATTTATTAGCTCAGATAATAGTTGGACGGCTGCTCAAGCAACGTATATTGCAAAGCTAAAAAACTTAGTTAAGCCTGAAAATTTATTGGATAACTCGGATTTTACATCTGGCAATGCTAGAGGTGTGATTCACTCAGTATCTTTAGCGCCTGACAGTAAATCGGGCTATGTTGTCTTGTCACAATCTGTTTTAGCTAATCAATCATTACAGATAAATAGCACAACCGTTGCGACAATAGAGAAATGCGACAGAGTTTCCTTAACTAAAGGGAAAGACTGGCAATTTATCTATCACAACTTCTATGGTGGTTCTAATACGCATTATGCCTATGGGTGTAATGGTGAGCAGATTATTGAGGTGCGCCCAAATGGAATTATCATTCCAATCCTGGTGAATAATGATAGTCCACAATATATTTGTGCGCATAGAAATCATCTATTTGCATCATTCGCTGGTGGTCAATTAGGACATTCATTAGTTGGGCATCCTAACCGTTGGGCGGTGTTGTTAGGCTCAGAGCAATTCGGTTTAGGGGATGAAATAACCGCATTATCATCCACCACTGGCGGCGTTTTAATTATTGGTTGTCAAAATAAAACATCGGGGCTTTATGGTTCAGGCCGTGATGATTGGGTGCTAAAAGACATTTCATCGGTCGGCATAAATCCTAATACGTTGCAAACATCATTTATACCTATTGCAATTACAAAAAACGGCATCACTAGAATAGATCAAACCGAGCAATTCGGTGACTTTAGATTAAGCGAAATGGATGCAAACCGCAAACTTGCCTTTGACAAACAGTCGTATAACATTGTTTATTCCTCCACTAAAGCTAAATCAAACCAAGTTCGATTCTATTCGTCTGAGGGGCGGCACTTATGCGTAATGGTGCAACCTGACGGCACAACGAGAAGTACATCTTTTATTTACCCTGAGCCGTTACAAGGTCTTTGGCAATCGCCTAATCAAGTTTATATTACTTTTAGCGATGGTAAAGTCTATCGCCAGTCTGATAAATGCTATTCCTTTTCGGGTAAAAGCATAGATTGGACTGTAAAAATGGCATTTAACCATTGCGGATCGCCAACATTAATAAAAAGCTGGCATAGCGCTGAATTGCAAGCAACAACCGATGGAAAATCAAAAATAAGTTTCCGTTTCGATCTTGATTACAATTCAAACTATCATTCAGCCGCATTAAGTAAAGATTTAGAAATTGCCGGCGGCGGCGGTCGTTGGAATGATTCTCTTTGGAATGATTTTCTTTGGTCTGCTGAAGATTACTCAACGCCTACACTACAATTATCAGGGTATAGCCGAAATATTGCCTTATCATTTGCTGGCTCATCAATCTACTCTCCACAATTTGAAATTAGTGGACTTATCTTAAATTATATCACCCGGAGAAATTATCGTGTCTAAAAAAAGCTGGTATAAACGCAAACATCAATTTACTCCATACACAAAAGCTGACGGACAAGCCGTATCTGATGAATTTGATGCAATTCAAACGAGTTTTGAGCGCATTCCTGAGATGCGAGATGATGGGAGAGGGTTTAAAGAAAGTCCATTAATCCCCGAGCCAACTGATCCGATGCACCCAGTGCCGCTAAAAATGCTCACTGAAACAGAAAAGAGCGTTAATAATGCGAGAGATGATGTAACAGATAAAGCTCAACAAGTCGCTCAAAATACGCAATCTGTTGCTGCAAATACTTTAACTGCAACTCAAAAAGCTGATACGGCAACACAAGCGGCGACATCCGCACAAAGCAGCCAGCAAGCGGCTAGTAATTCTGAAAACATGGCTCACAAATGGGCGGCCAATCCAGTTAATGAAGTCGTACAAGACAATCAATATTCGGCTTATCACTATGCAACTAAAGCGGCACAATCTGAAACAACTGCATCATCAGCCGCAATTACATCCAAAAACAATGCCGATATAGCCACAAGTAAAGCTGAAGAGGCTGCGCAATCGGCTGAAAAAGCCAGAAGTCTAGCAGATGGAGAAGTGGAGTACACTAAAATACTTCATGTTCCGAGTGCCGACACTCAAACTAAAGGCATTGTGTTGCTTACTAACGATACTGGTTTAGAAAGTGAAAGCCTAGGTTTAACCGCAAAAGCGGGTAAAAAACTAGCACAGATGATTGCAACAGTGCAAACATCACTAACGAAATATCTTCTTGTATCTAAACTTTCATCCAACATTAATTCAACAAGTGAAGATAATGTAGCAACAAGCCTAGCGGTTAAAAAAGCGTATGATAAAGCCGTTGAGGCTAACAATAATGCAGATAACAAAGTTCCAAAAGATGGCAATACAACAATAAACGGCATTCTAAGAGCAAAAAACAGTTCATCGGGAGGATGGAGCGCTTTTCAACTTGAAACATCGCAAGGCTATTGGCAATTAGAAGTTCATCCTAATTCGCATGAAGATGCAAATCGCCGATTTAATATGCTATTCAATCCTAATACGGGAAAACGTGTTTATCTATCATTTCCAGCAATATTAGGAGATGGCGATACTGTTGCATACAGAAGTTGGGCGGTTAATAAATCAGGCGACACAATGACAGGCAAACTTAAATTGCCAAGCATTGAAGTAACAGAAAATGCAACAGGTGAAAGTATTAAAATCGGCGATGATGCTTATATTGGCGATGTTAATATTGCAAATTCCGTTGGCGTAAAAGGTAATACAGATAAAAAACAAGGTTATATTGCTTTTGGTACTGCTGGTAAGAAATTTGGATATGATGGCTCTAGATTTATTGCTGACACTTCTATTTCTACCGGGCAAAGAGGGCATGGATCTTATGCTGGACAATATTCATTTGATGCGCCATATATTGTTACGGCAGCCGGCTCAGTTAGTCGTGATACTTACCATCCATTTATTAAAGGATTAGTTAATGGTGCTGGGGCTTATGGCGCTGCGTTTTCATTGGGTTACACAACATCTCAAAGTGGAGGCTATGGATTTGGACGAGGTATTATCCATTTAATTGAGGATAACGGACACTTCCTAACATGGTCTTTTGAGCATAATGGTGACTTTGTTAGCACAGGCGATGTAAAAACAGGTAGTCGGTCACTAAATAAAACGCATCAAAATGATTTTAACTATGTAACAGTTAAGCAATTAGGTAATTATGCTGGATTGAATATCGATAGACAGGATGGCAAACATGCAAGATTTGAGCTAGTTGGCTATCATTTTAAATTATGGGTTGAGGATAGATATGAGATCAACTTCCCTGAGCGAGGCGGTACTGTGTTGCTCGATACCGATTTTTCCTACCAAAAAATTGGCAATTTTGAGGTGCGTAAATATCCAGATGGGACGATGCTCCAAACATATTTTGTAGATTTTAATGATGTCCATGGAGCGAACAGCGGACTTGGCGGACCAGGACCGAAACAATTAACGTGGGCAGTATCATTTGTTGGCAAGCCGTTAGTTTTTGGGAATATAACATCATCCATAGATGATAGTCACGATGTTGGTGTGAACATCCTAACAAAATCAACAGGGACAACATTGTATTGGTATAACTACGAGCATAGCAATCCAAACCAGGGGGCGTGCCGTTTGCAATTCTTAGCGATTGGGAGATGGAAATAATGACCATGTATTTTAAAGAAGGTTTTTTTGACGATACGAATGATGGATTTGTGCCTGAAGGTGCTGTTGAAATTAGCCAAGATAAATATATTGAGCTACTTAATGGCCAAGCGCAGGGCAAACAAATCATTGCAGATAAAACAGGCAACCCGGTATTAATTGATCCAAAACCTAGTGCAGCGCACGTATTAAATCTTGATACGCTCACCTGGGAGGTTTCACCCGAAAAACAAACCACACTTTTAGCTGAGGCTCAAACTCGCCTTATCGCTAATATCGACGAGCACGCTGCCAAAATCTACAGCACTTGGACGAGATTTGAGAGTGAGTACCGTGAGCGTCAAACGGCTGCTGAAGCTTATAAGGCAGCAAACTATCAAGGTGACTGTAGCCGTTATATTACAGATTTTGCCAAACGCGCAGGTTTAAACAACAAAGCGGCAACAGATTTAATTTTAGTGCAAGCAGCAGGCTTGGAAAAACTACAAATGGAGCTTGCCAATCAACGTATGCGCAAGTATGAGCTAAAAGCACCCACTCTTACGCTTGAGCAATTACAATCAATTCATAATGACATTATTAAGCAAATGGATAACTTGATGGAGGCATATCAAAATGGCTAAAATTTATTTGGCAATGTACAAACACAAACGAGACTGGCGCAAAGAGCCAGTCAAAAAGATTGCTGACATCATCACCCGTTTTTTCACAAAAGGGAAATATTCGCACTGCGAAATAGCTATTAAACGCAGTGAAACTCTTTTTGATTGTTATTCGTCATCAGTACAGGATGGCGGCGTACGTTACAAGCAGATTGATGTATCAGATAGCACGAAGTGGGATTTAATCCAGCTTAATGAGGTTACTGAGGAGCAAATCAAAAACTATTTTAACCGCACTCTTGGTTGTAAATATGACTGGTGGGGCGCGTTAGGTATCGTGCTTGGTATTAAGCAAAAACGCTCAAAATATTTTTGCAGCGAGTGGTGCTTTAATGCGATATATGGAGGTGAGAGTGGTTGGCGATTTAGTCCGAATCAAATTGCGGTTGTTTTTACTAAATTAAATAATAAGATAAGTTTTCAACAAGAGGTCGCTAAATAGCGGCTTTTTTCATTCTTGGGAGAATATATGTCAATTCTAGGATCAATGTCTGATGCGTTAAGAAAACAGCCTAAAGCGCCAACTATTTCGCCAACGCCTGAGAAAGATAATTCTCAAACAATGGCGGGGAATGTTGCCAATATTCTAAATGGCAATTCATTATTGATGAATAGTGCGGCGGCGAAAGGGGAGAGAATTGCGGCTAATCGTGGTTTACAAAATTCCACTATTGGCGCTGAGGCTGCACAACGTGCGATGCTCGATGCGGCAATGCCTATTGCAAGCCAAGATACTCAAAATGCTTTTACTGAAAAGCAAACTCGATTGCAAGCTGATTTGAATTATCAAAATCAAAGCCGTTTGAATCAAGCGCAAAATCAATTCGCCGCATCTCAAGCAGAATTAGATCGTGGTCATCAGCGTGGAATGGCTCAGTTGCAATCTGATTTAAATTACAGCAATCAAAGCCGCTTGAATCAAGCGCAAAATCAATTTGCGGCAGCTCAAGCAGAGCTTGACCGTGGTCATCAACGCAGTTTAGCTCAATTACAGTCAGATTTGAATTACAACAATCAAAGTCGATTGAATCAAGCTCAAAATCAATTTACCGCATCACAAACAGCATTGGACAGAAGTCATCAACGTGATTTAGCTAACTTAAATCATGCGAATGAAATGAAAAATCTCAATGCTCAAGTATCAGCTAACACTATCGGTAAATCGATTGATTTTACAATGCAGATCACTAACAACTTTGATGCGCAGATTGCTGCCGTGTTGAATAACACTGCAATGAAAGCTGAAGATAAAGAAAAAGCTATCAACCAGCTAAAAGCGAGCCGAGATTCTGAGCTTAATTTCATGTCAAAATTCATGCAAGGAATCCCGACAACGAAACAAAATTGGGCATCGTTCCCTAATCTCGGTGTACCAACAATAGAAATGAAATAAGGAGGCTAATTATGTCATTTTGGGATAGCGCTTGGAGTGCAGTTAGTGATGCGGCATCTTGGCTTGGCGATGCAGCTAGTTCTACCGCAGATTGGATGAGTAATCATAAAGAGGCAACAAACCTAATTGGATCGACCTTGCTTGGTGTTGGTGGTTATTTAGCTCAAAAAGAGGCTAATAAGGACTTAATGAAACAACAGCGAGAGCTATTGAATATGCAAGATAAACTTAAATCTCAGTATTCAGCAGTGCCAGATGTTGATATTTCTTACAAAACTTTAACCGTTGATAATTCACCAGGCTTGGCAAACGGTGGAATTTTAACGGAAATGCAAAGTAAATTAGAACGTAAAAATAAAGGCGTTTAATTATGGCTCGATCAGAATCTAAATCAATTAGCGATAGTTTTGGCGAAAGCATGGAGCGAGCCGGCTATGAGCGTGCTAATGATAGCCGAGGCGGTTGGCAAGAGCATGAGAGCAGCGATAACTACGAAAGCACGATAGACAGAATGAATCGTCATCTTGATTCGTATGGTAAAAATAACGGATATACCAACAACTTCAACAATACCTTTAGAAATGGTGGTTTTAGTGGTGGTAATCGTTTAAGTAGTGAAAGTGGTTTTGGTGGGCAAAGCGTTATTAGTAAAAGCGTTAATTCTCACTATCAAAGCAATGCCAATAAATCATTGAGTCAATACAATAATCCAACTGTTGATCAAAAAAATCTTACAGGTGGATTGTTTGGTAAAGGTGGCGTGCAAGCGCCGTATTCGCCAAGACAAGATTGGGATAATATCAATGCGCTCACACCAAAGGATAGAATTAGGGATATAGCTCATCATTATGCCGGCGAAAGTCTTTCTAGAGAGCATAAGGGTAATGCTATTGGTAGCGTTGTTTCATCAATAGTTGGTTCAACGCTTGAGCCAACTTCTATGGCTGAAGCTATCGCATCTGGGGTAACGCAATTAGGATTAACAAAAACTGGCACGGCTGCTGATGCCTTATTAAATAAAGAGGGTAAAATTCTTGGGAGAATGACGCCAGGACAAAAAGCTGTATATCAAACAGAATCGCAAAAAGTCAAGGATGCTTTTAGTGAAGATATGGACGGTTGGGGTTCTAAGCTCAAAGGCTGGGGGGCGACTGCTCTTGGGTTTGTTGGCGGGGCCGCAACTGGTGGAGTTGGTACAGCTCCTATTGGCACGGCGGCCAAGGTTATTGCCGATAACTCTCGTTATAATTCAGCGATGCAGCATGCGGCCGATAAAGTTAATTCTCCTGTTCTGAACGAAATGATTATCGAGGATAAAGCTAAAAAAGCGCAAGCGATGAAAGATTGGGAGCAAATGCGAAAAATGGCTGGAAATAGCGAGCCAATAGAAAGCCAAGGCATTTTAGACAGAATGCAAAAACAACTTGGCGCTAATAATGGCAATAAATCAAGCGACAATATGGTTTACAAAATTCCTCAACTTGTAAACCTTTGGAACAACATTTCAATCAAATAAAAGGATTAAAAGATGGGTATTCTAGATTCAATGGCTCAACAAACTCAAGGTGGCAATCAAGATGTTATGGCTCAAAGTCAGCCTGGTGGTATGATGCAAAATCAAGAACAACAAGGCGGCAAAGCTCAAATGTATAAAATGCTAATGGAAAATTCCGTTAATGCTATCGCTAACGTTGCACAAGAGCGAATTGAGCAAAAAGGTGTTGAAAAAGGTGTTGCAGATTTAGTGGCAACGGCAATGATTACAAACATTCAAGCCGCTCAACAAAATGGCAAAACAATCCCACCTCAAGTGATGATGCAAGTTGCAAAAGATTTAGCAATGCAATTATTGCAACAAATTGGCGTTCCTGAAGAACAAATTGATGACATCCTTATCGACATTTTAATGGATGCGTTAGATCAATTTGGCGAGGCAACAAACGGCATTTTACCGCCTGAAGAAGAACAGCAATATGTTGATATGATTGGTAAAGCATCAGAGCTTGAAAATCAACGCCAATCACAAATGCAAGGCAATAAACCTCAATCAATGCAATAAGGGGCATAATTATGGGATTAGTTGGCATTTTAGCTGCGATGGCTCAAGGACTTGGCACTGGTGTTGTTAAAAATGTAGAGCAAGCCTGGAAAAATGAGGAAACTGCAAAATTATTAGATTGGAAAGGAAAAGAATCTGATAAACAGAGAGCCTTTGAAAGCGAACAACTTGATAAAAAACATCAGCAAGATATTGAGTTAGAGAACATTAAACTAAGCAATAATATTTCTGAGGCAACCGCCATAGCTCGAATTAAAGCTAAATACGCTAGAGCAAGTGGCGGAAGTGGCGATGGAATGAAAGAGGCTCAAAAAAATCTAACTGGTGCAGTGCAAGTGTTAGGTGTTTATGATGCTCAATTAGGTGCGTTGCAAGATAAGTTATCCTCAACAGAAGATGCCGCTCAAAGAGAAGTAATTGCTAAACAGATTGATAATCTTTCAAATGAGAGATCTAATTATCTGAAAAGCCCTGGTGTTATATCTGCGTTCAAAGGTGGAGAGCAAATGGGCCGTGCGCTTTATGCTACCAGTGGTGGTGATATGGATTTGTACGACCCTAAACCGAAAGAAGTTGCAAAAGAAGTTAAAGCAACAACATCTTCCATTGCTGCGCCGGCAAGAAATATGATTGATGTAAACAGTATTTCGCCACAACAAGCTGCTCAAATTGCAAGAGAAAAACGAGAAGAAGTTGCTCGTCAGAATTTTGCAAGGGCATCGGAAGAGGCAAAAGAATGGGCGGCGAAACAAAATCAGTATAAATCAACTATGTTTACGCCAAGAACATTCTAAATAAAAAAAGAGCGGTTAATTTGACCGCTCTTTAATCTTTCTTTTAATTTTCCTTTATTAATCTAATAATCCAGCAATATCTTTCATATTTGGCGCATAGTAAACGTTTTGCAAGATTCTGATGTCTTTGTGGCCTGAGATTTTAGCCAAAGTCATTACGTCAACCTTTTTCGCTAATCTAGTTAGCGCCTCTCTTCGGGTATCATGAAAATGCAAATGCTCGCACATCGCCATTTTTTTCAATTTTCTAAATGTTGCATCAAGTGACTTTGATTCAATTTGAAAGCACGTTCCAGTATTGCCAACTTCTTCTTTTAACCTTTCTAAAATTGCGATAGCCTTTTTCGATAAAGGTACTCTTCGAGAAGAGCCGTTTTTAGTTATCGGTAAATATGCAGTTCTATCCTCAAAATCAACATTATCCCAAGTTAGCCCACAAATTTCACCGGCTCGCATTGCAGTTTCGATAGCAAACAGCATCACTGCGCCAGTTCTCGCCCTAACAGTCTTTAATGTATCGTGATAGCTGCTAACATAGAGTAGTCGTTCTATTTCTTCATCAGAATATCGTTGCGTTCTTGGTGGACTTCCTTTTGGTAAGACAAGCCCGGCAGTAGGATTTCTTTCAATATAATCCCAACGCTCAACCGCAACGGTAAAAATATGTTTGATAGTGGATAGCTCTCGCCTAATACTTTCACCGCTAACTGATTTTTCCCTTTCAGCAATCCATAATTCAAAATCTTTCCTTGTAACATCACCTATATATTTACTGCAAATAGGGTGTTGCATAAACCTATTAAGCCTTAAAGTTTCGTGCCGCACGCCTCGTTTAGTTGGTGTAATTTCTTTTAAATAGCGCTCAACAACATCCGATAATAGCGTTTCAGGTTGCAATCCTTTCTTTTGTAGGTCTAACTTTCGCTCTTCTTCTAAAGCCCATTGCGTTGCCTCGCCTTTAGTGTTGAAAGATTTAGATCTACGCCCTCCATTGTCATAAACTTGCGCACGCCATTTATTGCCACGCTTATGTATAGTAGCCATATTTTTACCTTTATATTTTAGCTGGTGCAGTTCCTTAAAAAGTGGTGCAGTTTTGGTGCAGTCAGCAGATAAAAATATATAAAATCAGATAAAAAATAGCAATACAGGCAAAAAATAAACTTAGAATTTATAGCTAAATAAGCTCATAAGCGATTGATTTTAAATGTAGAAAATTGGGAAATAAAAATCCCCGTCCAATGAACGAGGATTATAATATGGTGCCTAGGGTCGGACTCGAACCGACACGGTTATTCACCGGCGGATTTTGAATCCGCTGCGTCTACCAATTTCGCCACCCAGGCATTTGGGTTGATCTGAATTATACGTTTATCTTACTTCGTTGCAAGTAAAATTTCATTAAAAACGTGTGGTTGTTTTAAATTTCATCAACTTGTATTCAAAAAGAAAAGGGAAGTTTAAAATAATTTGATACGTTGTCACAAATTATAGGTAAAATAAAAGCTTAGTATTTCTACTAAGCTTTATGATTATCTAA